GAAAGAGCTTGATCAACAACTGAGCGTTCTCCGGTGGAAGGTCCCGGGCGGCAGCCGGTTCGAGGACGTGGAGATCGAGGAAGGCGCACCGTCCTGGTGGGCGGGTGACGAGGAGGCGTCCCAGTCGAGCCTGGCAGCGATGCGGGCGATGGGAGCGAAAGTCTGATGTCTGAGTCCATGGTGGTCGGGCGAGGTCTCGTCGAGATCTTGCCCGACTTCCGGAAGTGGGGGAAGCAGCTCGCGGCCGACATGCGGGTTGCCCGGACTCAGCTGGTCACGCAGGGGCAGGGCTTCAAGGCGGCTGCCGCAACCGTCGGCGCGTCCATGGTCAAGGTCGGCAAGGGCGCGTCCCTCGTCGGTCTCGGGGTGGCCGTGGCGGCTACCAAAATGGCCGGTGACTTCCAGGCGGAGACGGCCGTCCTCCAGACGGCGGCCGGAGAGACGACCAAGGGCCTGGCCACGGTCCGGGCCGGGATCCTGAACATCTCGCAGAACACCGGTACAGGGATCAAGAACCTGACCGACGGCATGTACACGATCGAGAAGGCCGGGTTCAGGGGCCGGGACGGTCTCAAGGTTCTCACCGCAGCGGCGCAGGGCGCGCGTGAGGAGAATGCGAAGCTGGCCGACGTCACGAACGCCATGACGTCGATCATGGCGAGCTATCACCTCAAGGCCACGGACTCCGTCCGCGTCATGAACGGCATGAAGACTGCGGCGGGCGAGGGCAAGATCACCATGGAGGAATTCTCCGGGGCGATGTCCACGGTCCTCCCGATCGCTTCCGCCAACAAGATCGCATTTGAACAGGTGGCCGGTGCCGTGGCCACCCTCACCCAGCACGGCACGTCCGCCCGTGAGGCCACCCATGAACTCGGCGCGACCATCCGTGCCCTGGCGTCCCCCAACATGGTGGCGCAACGCGAAATGGCCCGGTTCGGCCTGTCCTCCGTGGACGTCTCGCAGAACCTCGGAAAACGCGGCCTGACCGGCACGATCGAGCTACTGACCAAGACCATCCTGTCCAAGATGGGTCCGAGCGGCAAGATCCTCCTGAGTGCGTTCGAGGGGACCAAGCAGTCGGCCGAAGATGCCCGGATCATGCTGTCCAAAATCCCGCCGGAGTTCCAGAAGACGGCGAAGGCGTTCATGGACGGGAAGATCGATGCGGACCAATGGAACGCGACGATCAAGGGAGCGCCGGTCAACATCGCCCCCATGCTGAGGGGCTTCAACACCCTGGTCAACCGGTCTCACGGTTTCTCCCGTGAGCTGAAGAGCGGCGGCCCGGCCGCCAAGACCTACACCGACGCGCTCAAGAAAATGTCCGGCGGCGCTATCGGTCTCAACACGATCCTCCAACTGTCCGGCGAGTCGTTCGACGGGTTCAAAGAGAGGGTCGGCAAGGTCGGCGAGTCGTTCCACCACAGCTCGAAGGACGTCGAGGGGTGGAAGACGACACAGAAGCTCCTCAACGTCCAACTCGACATGGCCAAGCAGCGCCTCCAGGTGCTGATGATCACCATCGGGACCAAGCTGATCCCGGTGGTCACTGCGATTGTGAGGCTCTTCACCGAGCACAAAACGGTCACCATGCTCCTGGTGGCGGGCATGCTCTCCCTGGTCGGGATTCTCTCGGCCGCGTATATCGCGACCAAGGCATGGGCCGTGATCACCGGCATTGCCAGGACCGTCATGTTCGCGTGGAACGTGGCGACCATGGCACAGACCGAGTCGCTGGCGGTCATGCGCGCACAGCTCGCCGTTCTGTGGGTGATCCAGAAGGCGCAGGCCATTGCGACCGGCATCGCCACGGCCGCGCAGTGGGCGTGGAACGCGGCCATGGACGCGAACCCGATCGGGTTGATCGTTCTGGCCATTGCCGCTCTGGTGGCTGGCATCGTCTACGTGGCGACCAAGACCCAGTTTTTCCAGACGGTGTGGAAGGCGACCTGGGGTTTCGTAAAAAAGATCTTCACCGGGTTCGTCTCGTGGTTCAAGAAGAACTGGCAACTGATCACCTTCACGATCATGACCTTGGGTATCGGTCTGGCCGTGGCCATGATCGTGCGGCACTGGCAGGGTGTGAAGCACGCGTTCAGTGCCACGATCGATTGGATCAAGCACAACTGGCCCCTGCTCCTCTCGATCCTTCTCGGGCCCATTGCGGCAGCCGCGTATCAGATCTACAAGCACTGGGACTTGATCAGCAAGGGAGCGATGATCGCCTTCCATGCTGTGATCAATTTCGCTGTCCAACTGGGCAAGGATCTCGGGTCGTTCTTCTCCAAGCTCCCCGGTGAACTGGGCCATTTCTTCTCGTCGTTGCCTGGCATCGTGGGCCATTGGTTCGTGGTCCTCGGCCAGAACATCGCGAAATTCTTCACCCACATCCTGCCGGATGCCGCCAAGTCCCTGAACAACGCTCAGGTGGCCCTTCTCCACGTCGGAGAGGATCTGATCAAGGGTTTGTTCCACGGCGCGGCCAACTTCTTCACCAAGACCGTTCCGGACTGGGCAAAGAGTGTGTGGCATGGGATCACGAGCTACTTCAAGGCCGTGTTCGGGATCCAGTCCCCGTCCACGGTCATGGCTGCGCTCGGCGTCGATCTGATCAAGGGCCTGTTCCAGGGAATGTTGAAGATCGCCCTCACCGTGACCAAGTTCCTCGGTGACCACATCGGCAAGCCGATCATCAACCTGTTCACAAAGACCATCCCCGACGGCGCGAAGACCTTCTCCTCCAGGGTGAGCGGGTCGTGGAGCGCCGTGCAGAGCAACGTGGGCAAGTTCTTCGGCCTCATGAAGCACTCGTCGATCGATCCCCTGGTCCGTCTGTTCAACGCCACGATCCCGGGCGCGGGCAAGTCGATGCGCGACCTGATCATCGGCTTCGTCCGGGCCATGGTCCTGCATGTGATCGACGGCTTCGGAACGATCATCCATGGGGCAACCAAGCTCTTCGGGTGGGTGCCGGGTGTCGGCGGGAAGCTCAAGAAAGCCTCTGCCGCGTTCGACCGGTTCCGAGACGACGTGAACCGGGCCCTCGGCGGGATCAAGGACCGGCACCCCACCGTCGGCGTCGGTATGAAGATCATGACTGGCAAGGATGCCGGACTGGTCAACATCGGCGGTATCGCCCGTGCGACCGGTGGCGAGATCCCGGGTCATCTCGGGAAGAGGGGCAAGGACAGTGTCCTTGCGGCCCTCATGCCGGACGAGCACGTGTGGACCGTCCGGGAGGTCATGGCGGTGGGCGGCCACAAGGCCATGGAACGCCTCCGGAAGCTCGCCCTCATGGGGATGCTCAAGGGCTACTCGACCGGCGGACAGATCAAGGGATACGCCTCCGGCGGTGCGGTCGACGCAAATACGAAGGCGCCCGGCTACGGCTCGATCCTCTCCGGGACCAACACCGCGTTCGGAAGCCTGATGCGGTCCGCCCTCCCCGCCCTGATCAAGCAGTTCAAGGCGCAGTACGCGGCCGTCACGAACGTCGGCGCGGGTGTCGGCGGCGGGGTGAAGCGCTGGACCGGCATGGTCCATTCCGTCCTCGGACAGCTTCACGAGTCCCTGGGGTGGACGGCCACGGTCCTGCGCCGGATGAACCAGGAGTCGGGCGGTAACCCCACGGTGGTCAACCGGTGGGACTCCAACTGGAAAGCCGGTCACCCCTCGGTCGGCCTCATGCAGGTGATCGCCGGGACCTTCCGTGCCTACGCCGGTCGCTACCGGGGTGTGGGCCCGTTCATGTACGGCGTGTCCGTCAACCCGACGGCCAACACCTACGCCGGTCTCAACTACGCACTGCACCGTTACGGCTCCCTCTCCGCCCTGAACCGTCCCGGCGGATACGACCTGGGCGGTCTTGCGCGGCGCGCGGGGACGATCTTCAAGGGGACGAACCAGCCGGAGCGGATCCTCTCGCCACGCCAGACGGCCGCGTTCGAGCGTCTCGTGAGCCGTCTCTCCCCAGCCGGAGCGGACGGGGGAGTCACCGTCAAGGAACTCCACCTGCACAACCACGGGGTGATCGGTTCGAAGCACGAGGTGGAGAACTGGCTCGTGGTTTCGATCGACCAGCTCAAGCGCAAGGGGAGGTTCTAGATCGTGGCGATCGGGTTCCGCTCCGTCGGCACTCGGACCAAGGCGGACGTGTCGGCCTCCGGCTCCCCGCAGTCGTTCGGCATGCCGCTCGGCCATGTCTCGACCGACTGGCTCCTCTGGGTAGTCGTCACGGACGACAACACCGGTCCGGCGGCCACTCCCTCCGGCTGGACCCTGCTCGGGCACTTCTCGGCCGGTACGTCCACGTCCTCGCCGTACGCCGGTCGGCCGCACGTCCACCTCTATCACCGGATCGACGACGGCACCCTTGGCTCGTCGCAGTCGATGACGTTCAACACCGGGTCCTGGCCGGGCGGAGACCCGTACGTTCTCGGGTTCATCGCGGCCTACACCGGGGCGGACCAGTCCTCACCGGTGGAGATCGTCTCCGGGGGAAACACCACCTCGACGGCCGCCGCGTTCGCGCACCCGCAGGTGACCACCGTGGCCCCGAACGACTGGCTGCTGTCCGTCCGGGGAGTCGTCTCGGACAACACGAACCTGACCTTCACCGACTCGGTCGGCACGGACGTGGCCCGGGTGAACGAGGGCATGACCAACCCGTCATCTCCCTCCGTGGCGCTGTACGACTCGAACCTCGCCCTGACTGCCGGTCTCCAGACACAGAGGACGACGACCGCCTCCAATACCGTCACGTACGGTTCCGTCGGCATCACCCTCGCGCTCAAGCCCGCGAACGCGGCGAACGCGGTGACGGCGATCGCCGGAGTGGCGTCGATCTCGTTCCAGGCCAAGCAGGCGTCCTCGTCCGGCACGTCCGGCCCGTGGGATCTCTGCGGCACCGGCGGCCTGCCCATGTACGAGTTCGCGATCGACTGGAACAACGACGGGAACTTCACCACCTCGAACGCCATGCTGATGCTCGGGATCATGGGCACCGGCGGGGTGGACGACGCGACCAACGAAGTGATCAGTGACATCTCGATCACGTACGGCCGGGACCAGGACCGGCAGTTGAACCCGGCGGCTGTCGGCAGCGCCGCGCTCTCATTGATCAACGTGTCCCGGAAGTACTCCCCGGAGTGGGTCTCGTCCGTCCTGTACGGCAACCTTGAACCGGCCCGTCCGTTCCGCGCTCAGGTCACGTGGGGCGGGTCCGTCTTCCCCCTCTTCCGTGGCCGAATCGACGACTTCAACGTCAAGGCGGACATGGCGGACCGGTCCGTCGATTTCACGTTCCTGGACGCGCTGAACGATCTCTCCAACGTCAAGCTGAGCACGCCGGTGTACGAGGAGATGCGCACCGGCGATCTGATCGATGTGATCTTGGACGCGGTGGGCTGGACGGCCGGTCGGCAGATCGATCTCGGTGCCACTTTCGTGAGGTACTGGTGGGCAGAGGGGCAGAGCGCGTTCGACGCGATCAGTGACCTGGTCAAATCGGAGGGGGCCCCGTCGATCGCCTACGTGGCGCCGGACGGCACATTCGTCTTCCACGACCGGCACCACCGGATCCAGAACTCCTCGTCGACCACGTCTCAGGCGACGTTCGCCCAGTCGGCCGTGTTCGACTGCGCCGTGGCTCCCCCTGCCGGTCTGCACTTCACCGCCCCGTTCACGTACCAGCACGGGTGGAGAGACATCGTCAACTCGGTCACGTTCGACGTGTCGGAGAGGACGGCGGACACCGACCTCTCCGTGGTGTGGACGTCGGACGACACGGTGAACCTGTCCAGCGGGCAGAGCGCCTCGATCGATATTTCGGGGTCGGACCCGTTCATCGGAGCGGTGCTGCCGGTGAGCGGCACGGACTACCTGAAGTCGGGACCCGGCACAGAAGTGATCAGCATCAGCCGGACGTCCGGCGCATCACTGACGATCACCGTTCTGGCCACGGGCGGAGCGGTGTCTCTTCAGAACTTCCAGCTCCGCGCGTTCGCGATCCCGGTCCGGAACACGATCAAGGTGCACCGGGAGGACTCCGGCTCGATCTCCATCCATGGAGAACGGGACTACCCGGACCAGGCACCGTGGGCGAACGCCAACGATGCCGAAGCGATCGCCGGAGCCATTCTCCTGCGGTACGCGCAGAGGCGCCCCACGGTCGATCTGCGGGTCGTGACGGAGGACCCGGTCCACTTCCTCCAGGTGGTGTCCCGGACGGTCGGAGACCGGATCCACATCCTCAACGGAGAGATGGGTCTCGACGACGACTTTTTCATCGAGAAGATCACCCATCAGATTCAGCGGGTGAACGTGCCGGGACGGCCGCCGGTGCATGCAGTCATCTTCGGGTGCGAGAAGGCGGGGGTGCAGTCGGCCAACCCCTTCCGGTTCGACGTCCGGGGCGCGGGGTTCGATCAGGGTATCTTCGATCCAATCCAATCAGATAACCCGTTCACTGTGTTCCGGTTCGATCAGTCCGCGTTTGACTCGTCACAGTTCGGGACGTGAGGAGAGACGATGCCCAACATCACACCCCTGCCCCAGCCGGTCGTACCGGAAGAACCGGCCCGGCCGCAGGTTGCATGGGCGTACGTGTACGAGGGCGAATGGGTGGCCGACTGCCCGCGCGGCTGCAACAACGTGGAATATCTGTTCACCCAGTCGCGAATGGGCGGACCCCGGGACCAGAGGCGCCCGTTCTACCTCTGCTCCTATTGCGGGTACTCCTGCGAAAAGATCGTCTGGCCCCGCCAGGAGCACGAGATCATGCGCATCCTCATGCTCCGGCCGATCCCCCGGAACAGGAACTGGTACCCCCAAGATCACCCGGTGGCTCTGAAGTTCAACATCCCGCACGGTCAGTCTCCGGCCGACCTCCTGGCCGAGAACGAAGAGCACGGAGTGAGGTAAGCCATGACGTGGTCGGCACCCATGACGGCAGTGGCGGGATCAACGTTCTCCGCCGCTCAGTTCAATCAGTACGTCCGGGACAACCTGAACGAAACCGCCCCGGCGAAGGCCACGGCCGCCGGGCAGTTTTTCGTGGCCACGGGTGCCAATGCCATTGCCGCGCGGACCCCCACCTCCGCCACGGTGGCCACGTCCGAGACGACCACCAGCACCAGCTACGCGGATCTTGCGACGGTCGGCCCGGCCGCGACCGTCACGACCGGAGTGGCAGCCATGGTCTTTATCAAGTCAGGCATCGACAACAACACGGCCAACATCGGGACGTTCATGAGCTTCGCCGTCTCGGGTGCGTCGTCCCAGGCGGCGGCCGACGCCAGCGCGGTCAACATCGCCGGGGTCACGGCGGCGAACCGGGTCAGGATCGGGGCCGCGTTCCGGGTGACCGGCTTGAACGCAGGGTCGAACATCTTCACCGCGAAATACAAGGTGGCCAGCGCCAGCACCGGGACCTTCACCCAGCGCGATCTGATCGTGCTGCCGTTCTGAGGATCTGATCATGCCCACCATCCCGCAGTACGTGAAGATCATGAGAGACGCTGCCTGGGACGTCGCGGAGCGGTTCGGGGTGGACATCACCCAGGAGCCGAAGGCGTCCCGGGCTGAGCTGCTGTCCATTCTCGCGGTGCAGAGCGTCTTGATCAAAGCCCTGGTGGACAAGGGTGTGATCACGGACACGGAGCTTCTGGCTGCGGTCAACGCCATGCGTTCGTCTCCGTGGTCCCCCGGTCCTCTTCCGGTCCGTCCGGTCGACTGGGACACGGTCCCGGTCACAGGCGTCGGGGTCATCCCGGTTACGGGGGCATGACGTGGCGTGGACAGCTCCCATGACGGCGGTCGCCGGTGCCTCGGTACTGGCGGCCGACTTCAACACGTTCGTGCGCGACAACCTCAATCAGACGGCCCCTGCCATTGCCACCTCGGTCAGTTCATGGTTCCCGCACAGCGGGGTCAACACGCTGGCGGAGCGCTTCCCCACGCAGAACAACGCGACCGGAGCCAGCACCACCACCAGCACGACGTACGGCAACCTGGCCGACACGGTGACCACCTCGGTTACGGTGACCACCGGAGTCCTGGCCCTGGTGCTGCTCTACTCGAACCTGAACAACTCTGCCGGTGGCAACCGGACTTGGTGCGCCTATGACATCTCCGGTGCGACCACCCGCGCGGCCGATGACACCCGGTCGGTGAACCATTCGTCGGCCGCCGGTATGCGGTGGGGAGCGACGTTCCTTGAATCGCTCAACGCCGGATCGAACACCTTCACGATGCGATACCGGGTCACCGCCGGTACCGGCACCTTCTCCGCCCGTCGTATCGGCGTGATCCCTTTCTAGGAGGCAGCCATGGCATGGACGGCACCCATGACCGCCGTGGCGGGCGCGGTGTTCTTCTCCGCCGACTACAACACGTACGTGCGGGACAACATGATCGAACTGGGGGTGGCGAAGGCGACCGTCCCCGGGAGCATCATCGCGGGCGCCGGGCCCAACACGGTGGAGCAGCGCACTCCCGCATGGTCGGCGACCACTGCCGGATCGACCACCACCTCGACCTCCTACACGGATCTCGACGCCGGGGCGGGTCCGTCGTTGACGGTGCAGTCAGGATCGGTCATCGCCATTTGGATCTTCTGCAATCAGTACAACACGAACGGCACGGCCGCATGGATGTCCTTCGCGATCTCCGGTGATTCGTCGATCTCCGCAGACGACACCTGGGCGATCCAGTTCCAGGGGACGGACGGAGACCGGAACGGCGCCGGGTTCGTGTTCGACGGCCTGACCAAGGGATCGAACACGATCACCGCCAAGTACCGGGTGTCGACGGCCGGTACCGGCTACTTCAGTCAGCGGCGGCTCGCCGCATGGCCGTTCTGAGAGGAGTGGGTCATGGCGTGGAGTTCTCCCATGACGGCCGTGGCCGGTTCCGTGTGGACGGCGGCTCAGTGGAACACGTTCATCCGGGACAACCTGAACGAGTCCGAGACGTCGAAGGCGTTGACCACGAGCGGCTACAGCGTGGTGACGTCTCTGCACCGGCTCTCCGAACGGGTCCCCCAGGTGGTCAACGACGCGGCCGAAGTGGTCACCGCAGAGACGTCCTACTCGGATCCCGAGACACTCGCAGCCGGGTCGCCGGTGGTACCGGGCCCGAGCATCACCGCGTTCACAGGGCAGAAGGCCCTCGTTGCGATCTACGGCGCTCCGCGCACGTCCGGCGGCACGGCCGCATGGATCAGTGTGGAGGTCTCCGGCGCGACGGACATACAGGCGGACGACACCCACTCGATCCAGAACCACGTCACCGACCCCGACTCCTGGCGCTCCGGCGCCACCTTCGGCCTCGATCTCACCGAGGGGCTGAACACCTTCACCATGAAGTACCGGGTGTCCACGTCCGGCACCGGCCATTTCACCTCGCGCCGGATGGTGGTGATCCCGTTCTAGGGGAGATCATGTCTGTTTCCTCAGTGATCGAAGCTCTCGCCAACTGCGCGGTCACCGACTCGTGGGAAGTCGGCATGTGCGGTCAGTTCTGCGCGGCGATGTACGGCTACGGCTTCTCCGGCTACCGGGACGCGGTGACCCAATGGGCCGAAACACCCTCCAGCATCAAGCACGCGGCCAGCACAGAGGCTCCGGCGGGTGCCCTGGTGTTCTGGGGCGGGGGTTCCGCCGGACACGGCCACGTGGCCATAGCGGACGGAACGGGGAGTGTGTGGTCGATCGACATAGGCGGTCCCGGGACGGTCTCCCGTGTCTCCGCCGGTACGATCGCCTCCCGGTGGGGCCTTCCCTATCTCGGATGGTCGGCCCCGTACTTCCAGGGCGCGGAATGGAGCCCCCAGATGATCTATGGCGTGGACGTCAGTGCGTACCAGCCGATCAACTTCCCCCTCGTCACCCCGTCCGACAACCACCCGGTCGACTTCGCGATCATCAAGATCACCGAGGGCATGTCGACGACGGCCGGTCAGGGGTACAACACGAAGTGGGTCAGCCAGCGGCAGTGGGCCCGTGATCACGGCCTGGTTGTGGGTTTCTACCACTTCGCCCGTCCCGGAGACATGGTTTCCCAGGCCGATCACTTCCTCTCGCAGATCAACCTCGCCCCCGGCGACGTTCTCGCGTTCGACTGGGAGGACACCGGGGTCACGAACGCGCAGAAGGACGCGTGGATCTCGTACGTGCAGGGACGCGCACCCGGCCACAAGGTGATCTTGTACTGCAACAAGGACTTCTGGCTGAACCGGGACCGGACGTCCTTCGCCGGGGACGGTCTGTGGATCGCCACCGGCGGGATCCCTGCCGGGTCTCCGGGGATCAAATCCCCGTGGCTGGTCCACCAGTACTCCACGTCCGGGAACCTCGATCACGACGTGGCACAATTCGCAGGCCGGGCAGACATGCTCACATGGGCCGGAGGAGACGACATGGCACTCAGTGCGGACGACAAGGCGTGGATCAAGGATCTGTTCCTGGCGACGTCGCTGGTGGACAACAAGGCGCACGGTCTCGGGTACTACGCGGCGCATGCCGAGCAGGCCCTCGCGGCGGTCCTCGCGCAGGCGAGGGCGAACGGAACGGGGATCTCTGCGGCCGGGCTCAAGCTCGACGCGATCAAGACCGTCCTCGACGGCCTCGACCTCTCCGGCGTCTCGGACGCGGTTGCGGAGAAGATCAAGACGATCAAGTTCATCGTCACGTCCGAGCAGGGAGTCTGATCATGTCCGATGAGCCCGAGGTCCGGGTGTTCGATTCGATCACGGCGGCGGTCGAGAATTCCGCCCAGCCCGCCCCTCCGCCGTACTCAGAGATCCAAAACCCACAGCTGCCCGTCTCCGGGCCCGAGGGGGAGGGGGAGGTACCCCCGCCTCGGAAGGGTCCTGCTCGCAAGCCAGCGACCAAAGCAGGCGGCGTGACGGCCCATGCTGGAGCGGCGCGGACCCAGGTGAAGGCGAAGGACCCTGAGTGAAGATCACTGTCTATCCGGCGGACAGCGGCGGGTGTGGATTTTTCCGGCTCATCTGGGCGGCCGAGGAGCTGAAGCGGCAAGGGCATGACATTGATCTCAAACCGCCGGACAAGCGGGACATCCGCCTCCAGACGTCCGGGATCAAGAGGCTCAATCAGCGCCGGGACAGAGACGCGCGCACCGAGGACGTTCTCGATCTTGAGACGGACGTCATCGTGCTCCAGCGGATCACCCATCAGTTCATGGCCGAGGCGATCCCGATCATGCGCCGGAAAGGGATCGCGGTCGTCCTCGACGTGGACGACGACCTCACGTCGATCCACCCGAGCAATCCGGCTTACAACGGGTACCACCCCCGGAACGAATGGCGGATCGACCGGACCACCGGCGAGTACTCGCGCAACTCCTGGCACCACCTCGTCACGGCCGCCCGTGAGTCGACCGTGGTCACCGTCTCCACCCCGGCCCTCCTCGACGTCTACGGCCGCGCCGGGAACGGCCGGGTGATCTACAACCACCTGCCCTCCCACTACTACGACGTGGATCATGCCGACAGTGAGCTGATCGGGTGGCCCGCCGCTCTCGTCTCCCACCCGGACGACCCGTCGGCCATGGGAGGGGCATTGGCACGTCTGCTCGGCCAGCCACGGGAGTTTCAGGTCGTGGGTGATGCAACCGGGTGCGGGTACGCATTCGGTCTTGTCTCCGACCCGTCCGGCTACGACGAGGTGATCGACCTCATGGCGTGGCCGGAGGCGGTCGCGCGTCTCGGGATCGGCGTGGCTCCCCTGGCCGACACGAAGTTCAACCGGTGCAAGTCGTGGCTCAAGCCGCTGGAGCTGTCCGCGTTGCGGGTGCCGTGGGTGGCATCACCCCGGGCGGAGTACACCCGGTGGTACAAGGAGGGCCTGAAGGAGGGGTACGTGATCGGCGCGCTGGCCGACACACCCCGCCGGTGGTTCAACGAACTCAAGAGGCTCAAGAACTCTCCGGCCCTGCGCCAGGAGCGGGCGGAGGGCGCCCGGCTGATCGCGGAGAAGTACCGGCTGGAGGCGAACGCGTGGCGCTGGCTGGAGGCGTGGCACGGAGCCTACGATCTTGAGCGGCGCGGGGACCGGGCGACCGCTGTGATCGACCTCGCGACCGGGCACCCGGTCGTCGGTTAGAGCGTCACCACGGGAATGGGCCCGGTGCCGCTGTCGGCGTGCGCCTCGCGCTCCTTGGTCATCCGGAGGGCCTGGCGCTCCAGCTCTCGGAGACGCGGTTCCAGGCAGTCGATCTCGTACCCGAGGGCGGCGCCGGTGACCGGGTCAGTGAAGATCATCCGCTCCAGACACGCCTTCTTCACTTCAAGATCTTCTCTTACCCGGGCGATGTGTCCATTGAGATCATTCAGGGACATGGTCACGATGCCGCCTCCAAGCGAAGATCAACGCGCCAGGAGACGGCGCACGCAATGCAGACCTGATAGGGGGTGTCCCCCACGGTCTCGATCATTGATTTGCTTCCGCACGCCGGGCACTTGGCCCGGTGCCGGGTGCGCGACATGGCGCGGCGTGTGGCCGTGGACGTGCCACCCCAGAAGCCGGTGTCTTGGTTGATCAGTGCGCTGTTGAGGCACTTCGCCTTGACGGGACAGAGATCACAGAAAAGAGACCGGACCTTGGTCAGGCGGGCCTCCGTTTCTTCGGCGGGAAAGAACAAATAGTCGGCGGCGCCCCCGCAGAGTGCGTCACCGTGCCAATCGGTCTTGATCGATGCATAGATCGTTTCGTCCGTCCCGTGCACCGGGCACCCCCTTGGGCACGGCTGGGTTATATGCCAAAGATGCTCTCGAATTGAACAAAAGAAAAGCCGCCGTCCCATGGTCTTTTGGACCATGGAACGGCGGCTCCGGAACTTCTGATCAGGCTTGGCCCTGCCCCCGTTTCTTGAGAGTGGGCAGGACGTCTCCGGTGACCACGGCGTCACGGACGCGCGGGGACCACCGGAACCGGGGGTAGTAGGTGCGGGGAGCCATCCACTCCTCGCCCGACTGGGGGTCCCGCCGGACGCGCGGCGCGACCTCGGACGCGTACCAGGTACCGAAGTTGGTCACGGTGACGCGACCCTTCTCGATCACGGTACGGCCGATCACGTCGAACGTGGCCCGGAGGACCTTCGCGACGATCTTCTCTGATTCGCCGGACTCCTTCGCCACGGCTTCGATCAACTGGGTGTGGTTCATGATCCTCGTTCTCTCTACGACCAACCACCGGGAGTGTACGACGGGTTGTCCCCCGGCTTCGGGTTGGCCGGGAACGGCGCCTGCCCGGGATGCAGGAGGCGGTAGGTCCGCCCGTCGTGGTGGCCGTTCTCGTCGCGCGCCGGAACGACGCGCGGCGCGAACAGGAGCGGTACGACGGCGAGCACGAGACCGATGATCGCGGCGGGGAGCGCGAGCTTCTCGTCGAGACCGATCACGATCACGAGGATCGCCCACACGAACGCGTTCGTTTTGACGGCCCTCATTCCCTGACCTCCCCGACGATCCCCCGGCCCGCTTCCAGTTCCTTGATCTGCTCGTCGAGCTGAAGATCACGGACCTTGCGCAGGACGGCCGCCCATTCGGTCATGTCCAGGAGGGTGTTGGTCACGACCAGTGCCGAGACGAACCGGTGGCACGTGGCCGGTCCGTATCCCATCTTCGCTGCGAAGGCCACGGCCGTGACCACTTCCTCGGACACGGCCGCGTGCTTGCCGACGTCCACGGCGGAGAGGGTGAGATCTTCGATCTTCACCGGACGCGCCCCCTGACGATGTTGACCGTCTGGGACACCGTGGTTCCGGCGTCCTCCTCCGGGTCGGCCTCGATCTCCGCCCGGGACATGCGCGAGACCCGGTGGATCCCGTCGATCCCGGCGTGCTTCCCGTCGGACCCGTACGAGCCCTGAACGGCTTCCATGATCGCGGCACCGGCGGCGGTGAAGTCACCGGCCGCCAGCGCCTTGCGGTACTCCTCTGACATTTCTTGATCCCTTTCCTGTCCGGGTGGTGCTGGCATGGCGGAGGCCCGGCCACGGGGCAACGTGACCGGGCCTCCTGGCGCCGGAGCGTTAGGGTTCTCCGACGGCTTCCCCGCCTTCAGGCAGGCGGGGCGTATGTGTCTCCGGCCGGGTGCCCTCGCCGGAGCGGCTGACCGGCGGCCGGATCAGTACACGAACGGTTCCGGGGACGGCGTCCCGAGGACCACGTTCCGGTTGCGCCGGAACTGCGGAGGCTCGCCCGTCCGGGCGATCTCCACGAACCTCCAGGACGTCCAGGTGTAGATCACCTTGCGCTTCATCCGGTCGTCGTACCCGTACACGAACAGGACCGGGACGAGGGCGCCCCGATAGAAGACCGTCCCGTACGTGACCTTCTCGATCACCACGTCCCGGGAGTTGCTGCCGAGGCCCTCGTTGCTGAACGTCTCGGTGTAGACGTCTCCGCGCCGGAGTTGGTGCGGCCTGACCACGGTGAGGTAGGTGCCCGGCCGGACGTCTGTTTCGGTGTCACTCATGTTGATCCCTTTCCTCCCGCCACCGGCGGGTGCTCTCGCGGCGCTCCTCGCGCATGCGCCGGATGTTCTCCCGGCGCGCGGCCATACGGGCGCGCAACGCCTCTCGCTGCGCGTCTCGCTGACGCTCTTCCTCGGACCGGCCCCGGTGGTCCGGGGGCGTCTCGGAACGCCCCCGGTGGCGACCGGCCGCCCGGCTGGCGGGCGTGGTCACCTTCCGGATGCTCGCCGGTCCGGGGCCTGAGACCGAGGTGGTGTGCCGACCGTTGGTCGACCGGGTGTGAGACACCGGTCCGATCTTGGTCGTCACGGAGACCGATTTCTTGTTGAGGTTCAGGGTGAACAGGCCACCCAGGAACGACTTCCGCTTGGTGAAGCGGAGATTCCAGCCGCCCATGATCAGCTCTCTTTCAGGTAGTCGGACCAGCACCGGGCGCACAGGAAACCGGTCCAGGGGGTGTCGTCGGGCTTGACGATCTCGTGTGTCTCGGAGGTCGCCTCCCACGTGCGATCCGTGGTGTGCGAGCACATGTGGCACCGGGGCCGGTGCAGGGACCGGAACACCGGCGCGCCCGGCCGGGAGTTCAGCTCCCGCCGGACGTCGTGCATGTGGCCGTAGATCTTGGACGAGGACCGGACCCGGTCGTCGTCGTGGAACCAGTCGAACACCTCCAGGCGCCGGACCAGCTCCTCCGTGGTGATCTTCTTCCAGGCGGCGGTGAACGTGAGCCCCCGTTCCGCCTTGGCCAGGAACACGGACAGTTCGTCTCGGGTCGGCTCACGGAAGTTGGCCGGTGGCCAGACGATGTGACGCGCGGCGTAGGGGCCGCGCGTCAGGGCCGGAGACGTCTCGGTGTGGAGCATCCCGCCGGGGGGCTGGCTCATGACCGGCCGTCCGTCCACCACGGCCGCACCCATACCGGGGTGTCGTCCTCGTCGTCCCACGGGGCGCTGTTGGCGTCAACCGCGTCGTACGACCGGTCGTTGTCGTCGGCCGGGGAGTCGTCGAACATGATCGGTCTTCCTATCCGGGTGGAAGATCAGTTCCAGAGACTGATCTTGTGCTGATTCCTGATCCACTGGTCCACGGTCGTCTGTAGCTGCTGACCGCCCTCGCACAGAAGACCGTAGAGGTGATCCATCTCCTCCGGCGTCTCCGGCGGGTGGATCTTCGAAAGCTGATTGACGTGTTCGCACTGCACGCACGCCGTGGTGTGATCCGTCCACTCCGCGAACGCGGGGACGTACGGCAGAGGGCTCTCACCTTCGAACGTGATCACCCTGATCTTGATCGCATGCATGATCCCTCCTAGGTCGTGGTCCCGGTCGGACTCGAACCGACGCGGACGGAGGTTAAGAGCCTCCCGCTCTGCCAACTGAGCTACGGGACCGATCCCGGCCGCCGGGTGGGATAGAGAACCGGCGGCCGGTGTTGCGCCCGGGAAAGGTACGAAACCGGACGGCTTCCTGATCTTTCAACCCACGGTCGGAACGCGGGCAGACCAGGCGATCATGAAACCTGTGCGACGCTCCAGTCGATGACGTTGTAGGTCGTCTCGTCCACGTCGACCGTACCGGGGTCCGCGTCCTGGATTGCCTGCTCCAGTTGATCGGCCATCTCGTCACGGGAAACGAACTTCCCGGACTCCCGTTCCAAGGTGACCTCAACGGTGAAGGTGAAGACGTGCGCCATGATCGTGATTCCTTTCGGTCGGTTGTCGATCGTGGTGGGTGCCCGCAGAGGGATTCGAACCCCCGGCCCCCGCGTCCGTAGCGCGGCGCTCTGTCCTCTGAGCTATGCGGGCGGGTGGCCGGTCCCTCCCGGGAAGCGGCCGACCGAGATGCAGACATGCACCCCGGAGATTGTGGATCACGTCCTAGTTCGTCCGGCCCTCGCGGAGCCGGTCCTCGTAGCTCATCCATGGCCGGGCGGATGCCGCCTTGCCGGGGCTGAGCGGGATCACCGGAGGAAGATCGTCGATCCCCTCGTGATCGGCCTGAACGCACGCGTCCGAGCAGTAGGTCGCGGACGTGACCGGGGGCGGCACTTCGCCCCCGCACCACGTGCAGCCCTTCTGGACCTTGGCCCGGAGGTTCCGGGCGTAGTCCTTGCGCCGTGCCGGACCCATGGTCACTTCTCGTCGAGACCGGGCAGGCCGAGGGCCTCCCCGAGAGCCGCGAGGGCGCCGAGCAGATCGGCCGGGTCCTCCCCCGGCTCGACCGGGAGAGGAGTCTTCTCGGTTCCGTGCCGGTCGTGGGAGAGGAACTCCTCCAGCTCCCGGCGGTGGTTGTCCGCGTCCTCCTTGTTCTCCGCCAGGAACGCGGCGACCGTCTCCGGCGTCTCGTTCGGGTCCTCCGCGAGGGACTTCTCGTACATCTCCGGGGTGATCTTCTGGGCGAGGGAGACGTGGAGGGCGGTGAGGCCGTTGCAGAACCGGGTCATCTGCATGCCCTCGATCAGAAGACCGAAGATCTCTGCCTCCGTGGCCTTCGACGTGTCCTCACCGGCGGCGAGCCGGTCGAACAGCTCCCGGGCGTGGTGCCGGTAGACCGGCTCCGGCGCCAGGAGATCCGTGTGTTCCAGGGCGGGCTTGACGATCATGAACTCATCGTCGAACTTCTGCGGGTCCGTCTCCGGGTGCCGCTCCTTCGCGGCCTTCAGCTCCTGAGCCGCCCACTTGAACTGCTGGAACGACGTGCGCATGTGCTGGACCTCCGGCGGTTCGCCCCCGAGACCGAGAAGGGCCACGACCTCCGGGGGCAGACCGACCGGGCCCCCGAGACCGGCGAGGGCGCTCGCTCCCAGCCCGTCGAGGGCGGAGACCGGGAAGGCGACGGCCCTGAAGTCGTCGTCGTCAAAGATCACCTCTGCCCCCGGCAGGTCCGACGGGTCGAACGAGGGAGCGGACGATGACAGTTCGGGCAGGTCTTCGGCGCCCTCGGGGCGCTCGTTGCGTTCGGACATGATCCCTTTGCTTCCTTCTCGGGTGACCCCGTCTCCGGCGGAGACGGGACGTGCTTGGTGGTGAGGCTCTGATAGATCGCCATGACTCCGCAGAGGAACATCACAACGAACAGGATGGGCATGATCCAATGGACCCACAGGCCGAAGACCCACAGGAGTTGATCATCACTCATGATCATCGCCCTCGTAGTGGTTCTCGTGGACGTCGGACGTCTCGGACGCGAGGAGTTCCAGCGCCCGGGTGAACGAGATCTTCCCTTCGCTCTGATGTGTCCACGGCGTCCGCACCCGGGTGTAGATCACGGTGGGAACGCGGTCACGAGAGTGCCAGACGAACGACATGAACTCGATCGAGTTGTAGGCGGGACCGGGGTACCACTCGTTCTTGATCGCGAACTCCGGCGTGACGTGCTCGCGCATCCGGCGCACGGTCGGCTGGCCGGGAACGATCTCCCAGCCACGGCCGACGGCGTCTTTGATCGCCTCAAGGGTCTGGGCGTAACGGTCAGCCATCGATCCCACCCCTCCGGGGTCCGCCACCGGCGGGACGTGTCTTGCGTCCACGCCTGACGAACGGGTGATCGCGCATACCCCATGCGTTCAGTACGAGGTACTGATGCTGAGACGTGGTCAGGGAGTACCCGACGTCCGGGACGATGGGGGTTCCGTCCGGCATGGTCCACCCAATCGGGGTGTCGTACGAGAGAACGACGTAGACCGCCTCTTGAAGGCTCTGCCAGTAGTTGATCGGCAGTTCGCCGTAGTCGACCCGGTCCCATCCTTCGATCCCGCTGAGTGTGTCGCGCATCCGGAACGGAACGCGGTTCTTGATCGCAACCTCTGCGGTCGCGAGAGTGTGCCCCATGATCTTGTACCTCTCCGGGTGAGAGACCGGCCCCCGCCGGGGGGACAACGGGGACCGGTCGTACGGGACCGGTCAACGCCGGTCGTGCGGGACGGAGTCACCTCCGCCCTGGTACCAACCGCCCTCGGAGTTGCCGCCGCATGCGGCGCAGACACCGAGGGTCAGGATGGTGATCGCGACCCAGGCCAGAACCATGACCATGAACCGCTTCGTGATCATCTGACGGGCGATCGTGCTGTGCATGTGATCCCTTTCGTCCGTGGTGATCTTGTGGTGCGTACCCCCGGCCGGATTCGAACCGGCGCGGTCACGGCGGAATGCCGAGACGATCCCGGCTGCCGTGCCATGGGAGGGGCCTGGCGTTCCTCTCCCGTCCCGTTGTTAGGCGGCGCTCTGACCACTGAGCTACGGGGGCATGGTGGGCGCTCTTGTCGGCGTGCGCCCGTCGGCCGTCCGGCGCGGGAGTCGGGAACCTCCCCGTATCTTCGAGACGGTTCGACCATACACCGGGCCGGGCCGAACCTGCGGAACGGGTCCGAGCCGGGGCGTGGCTGGCGTCTCCCGGGTTTTCACCCGGAGTTGGACCGGTTGTATCAACCCTGCCCTGCGCGGCCTGGAGACGGCCGCACAGAGGATCCGGATCTAGTACGGAAGTCGGATCTTGCCGGAAGGGGACCGGTGGTCCTCGGGGACCGGTTCGGACGGTCGGCGGGTCTGTGTCTGGACCTTGACCTGTTTCATGATCTCTTCCTTCCGACCACCCGGTCCCTCTTGGGGATCGAGTCGGCATAGATCACATCCGACGCGGCGGGAGCTTCGAGGGCGAGCTTATGCGCCAGGCGGAACCGGCCGCGCGCGACCGCCCAGTAGTACTCGCCCTCGACCAGAGAGAAATTCCGGTAGTACCGGGGACCGGGTTCGCCGGGGTCCCTCTCGAACCACCGGCGCCGGTATCGGCGAAACATGATCATCACCTAGATCCCGGATCTCGGTCACCCGCGAGCGGGTCTCACGCATGACCAAGATCCCCTCTTTGGAGGTATTCGCGGTAGGTCATCGTGCAGTCCGGGGACCCTTCGCACATCGATCCGTACGTAAGATCATCCGGGTTGAAGACGTGCTCATGATCCGATTTCCGGACCATGGTCCATGCCCGCGAGTACTCCGCCACCGGTGTCAACGCGACCTTGAGGACGTACCGGGTGCCGTACTCCCCGTGGTGCCCGTCCTTGATCGCCTTACCGGCCGATTCGGGGGAGACGTACTCCGTGGGCGTCTCCTCGTCGGCAGGTTCGATCCGGTGCGGGGACTCCGAGACGATGTAGGTCTGGTGAACCGTTTCCATGATCACGCCGCCTTCTCGACCGGCGGCTGACCGGTCCACAGGAGTTCGTCGATCGACCCGTCCAGGTTCGGGCTGTAGTCGATCAAGTGAGTGAACGGCTGGAGAACAACGATCTCCAGGATCGCCACTGCCTGCTCGCGCCGGTCGGTTTCTGCCAGTACGCGGGTGGACGGCGTGGTCGACACGTCGCGGTAGATGATCGAGTACGTCATGATCACTTCTCCTCGTTGAGTGCGTACGGGGTGGGCAGGTAGGGCACCGGCGCGTCGGGGTCGTACTGGCTTTCCAGCCATGCGCCCCATTCCTCGTCGAGGGCGTCGGCGGTGGGTTCCCCGAGACCGTCGGGGGCGGAGAACGATCCGACCGGGTCGTCCCATTCGGTGACCGAGGGGACGACCACGGGGGAGGCGTCCGGGCGCGGCACCCGGAACCGGCCGGATGCGTTCGCGACGCGGTACGCGTACAGGCGGTCGAACCGGAACGTCCGGTACTCGCGCGTCCGGCGGTCCATGGCCCGGAAGTACGGGTGCTTCACGCCGGTGTCCGCGCCCTGCACGACGAACGGCTCCACGACACGGACCGTGCGGGATCCGTCGGCCTTCTCGTAGTCGATCGTGACCGGTCGGCCGAGGATCATGGCAACGGTGACGTCTGCCTCGGTCGTCGTCGCGTTCGTGTTCCTGATCATTTCATCCACTCCTATCCGGGGAGGTGGTTCGGGTTGATCACCCGTGGCCGGGGACCGGACCCGAAGGATCCGGCCCCCACCATGCTGTGATCAGCTCTCGCGCCCGGAGACGTTGCCGAATCCGGCCGCTACGAGGGCGTCCGCGTCCATCTCGTACGCCCTGTCCGCGTCGATCTCGGGGGACTGGCTGTACGCGGTGATCGCGTTGACGAGGCCACCGCGCGTGCGGTCGCCTCCGTCCATGAACGCGGCCAGGAGACCCTTCGCGTCGGCCTTGGTGAAGGCCGGGCGGGTGGTGATCTCCGTGATCGTCTTCTCCACGTCGTCGATCGTCTCGTCCGACCCGGCTTCCAGCTGCCGGAGGACCCGGTTGAGGTAACCGGCGTCGAGGAAGGTGTCCATGGCGTCCTTGACCTGAGACGCGACGAGCTGGAGGTTCAGCCGCCGGGTCTCGTCACTGATCTTGGTCAGACCCTCGTCCAGCTTGCTGCCGAGGTGGGTCTTCCGGATCATGTCCTTCTTGATCGTCAGACCGTTGGTGCAGATCTGGACGACCAGCTCCGGGGTGATCGTGAACGCCCCGCCCCCGGTCTCGGAGTTGGAGATCACGATCCCCGCCTCCACGACCGGGTTGTCCGCTCCGCGCGCCCCGCCGTAGGGAGAGACGTAGTTGTGGAGGAGACCCGGGGCGAGGGCGGTGATCTCGGGGACCGACACCCGGAGGTACATCCGGTCGTCGGTGAGGTCCGCCTGCCGGACCACGTGCCCGTCAAACCCTGCGGCCGACAGACCCTTGATCACGGTCCAGAGAACGTCCCAGTTGTCGATGGGGCGGTAGGAGTCGGACAGGATCGCACGGGCGTAACCGTTCTGACCCGGCACGACCGGGGAGAACGTCCGCACGAAGAAGTTGCGCGAGTCGGGGTCCGCCTCGACCCCTCCGCCGGTGTGGCCGTGCAAGAGACCGTTGTAGACCGAGTCGACGATGTCCACCCGGCCGGTGTCGCGCAGGCCACGGATGAACTTCTGGCCGAGGGGACGACCGGGGGTGTAGAGCTTGCTGACCATGCCCGTGTCGAACACGCGCGACGGGGTGAGGGTCAGGTGACCGTCCTTCACGTCGTTGTCCGTGATGACCGGGTCCCCGTAGCCGGAGAGGACGACGTTCCCGTTGTGGGACCACAGCTTGGACGCGGGGACGACGAGGTCGACCTTGTGCTCCTGCTGCTCCTGAAGCTCGTTCGCGAGATCTTCGAGGGTGCCCTTGCGGATCGTGAGCTGCATGATCGTGTCCTTTCACTGATCTTGCCGGGTGGTTGGCCACCGGTCGGAAGCGAGTCGGTGTTGCGGGTCGCATGTCCGGCCGGTGGGTCTTGCTGACGCGGGCCCCGGGGGTCTTCCCGCCCGTGGGCCCGTGTCTCGTGCCCGGGGGAGGTTCGACCCTCCCCCGGGCTGAGCAATCAGCGCTTGCTCTGGCGCTTCCGGCGAGGCGCCGGGTCGAACATCTTGAGGAAGGTCGTGACCGGCATGGACGCGGGTCCTCCGGGGGTGATCAGTGCAACGGAGATCCCGTCGTACGACCGGACCCACACATGATCATGTGGGGGAAGGTGGCGCCGGTAGCGTTCGCCCACGGTCACCTGAAGATCGTCGTTCATGATCCGGCCCCCAGGGAGAACCGGGGCGTGTACGTCGCCTTCGCGGAGTTGTACCCGCGTTCCCATCCGTCGTTCCATTCGGCGCTCTCGACCACCCGGAGCAGCTTGATCGCGTCCTCGTAGGACTCACCCGCGTCGTGCAGGACCGAGATGATGAAGTCCCGGGCGGCCTCCCGGTCCTCCTTGGACGGCGCCTCTGCCGCGCGGTAGTTCTTGATCGCTTGCATTGCCTTGGCGTTCATGATCGGCTCCTGTGCCCGTCTCAGATGATGATTCCGGCGTTCGCGAAGAACCGGGCCCGGTCGAAACCGGCCGGGTTGTCGTCCTCGAACGCGTCGGCGAGCTTGACGGCGATGTCCCGGATCGTTTCGAGCGACGCGTGGACCTCGTTCTCCGTCCACGTCTCGCGGTTCGAATCGATCTTCTCGATCTCGTCCGCGAGGACGTCGGCCGTGGCGGTGTATGCCTTGACTGATCGCATGATCAGCTCCCGGGGTGGTACGTGACGATGATCAAGGCGACCAGAGAGATGATCGCCATGCCGAACCGGTACGCGCACTGCACGTAGTACCGGCGATCACTGATGTGCTGCCGCCGGGCCTTGCGCCCGGCGGCCTTGCGGGTCTTGGTCAAGGTGGTCATGACGCGTGGTCCACTCACGTGAGGTTGAAGCGCTTGACGCTGGTGAGTTGCTGGCGCTCCGAGAAGGTCAACTCTGATTCGCGCTGGCCGGAACCCTCGGCCTGGACGACGGCCTCGACGGTCTGTCCGTCGACCCCGAGACGGGTGAGGGTGTCGGTGAGGCGTCGACTGAAGTCGTTGCTGCGAGTGCTCATGATCGGCTCCTGTGTCCGTATCTGCGGGTGGGTGATGATGCCAGCCACGCGGCCCGACTCGAACAGGGGCCGTACTCAAACGTGGACCAGATCAATGGCAACGCGCGCATCCTCGAACGGGCCGGAACCCGTTCTCCGCTGTAGCGCGTGGCTGGCATCATCAGGACCGGGGCACCACCCCCGGCCGACGGCAGGCCCTCCCGGGCGGCCGTTTCGCCATGATCATTCGTGCCACACCATGTAGATCAACATGGGCCGCTCCGCCCCGGGGCGGAACACGCTCGCCATGTAAAACGCCCGGTCCCACAGGCGGCGGACGACGTATCCGCCTCCTTCGGAACCGTCGATGATGCCGTCCGCAAGCGCCGGGTCGATCTCGCGGATCTCGCCGGTCCGGACCACGGTTTCCGTCACGGTTGCGTTCATGATCGTCTCCTCCACTGATGATCCGTGGCCACGGCCCCGAAGGGCCGGACCAAAGATGATCAGAAGTTCTTGCTCACCAGGCGCCACGAGTTGCGGTGGATCGCCAGGGCCGCCGTGTTCTCCGCGAACTGCCGGTCGTCCGTCTCGACCTTGATCAGTTCGTCGGTCTTACCGGCGACCAGGTGGAAGATCTCGACGGTGAAGATCTCTGCGGTGAGGGTGCCGTGCTCGTCGATGTCCTCGCGGCCCTGTTCGGTGAGACCCTCGTAGTACAGGTTCAGGTCGTAGTCGTTCATGATCGGCTCCTGTGTCCGTATCGGTTCGGCTGGCATCATCAGGACCGGGGCACCACCCCCGGTCGACGGCAGGCCCTCCCGGGCGGCCGTTTCGCCGTGATCATTCGTCGTAGTCGCCCGTCATGGCCCCGACCCACTCGGTGGCGTCCATGCCGTCCAGGGTGGGGAACCCGTCATCGTTCACGAAGTCGAGCGTCGTGAGCTGGATACCGGCGTCGGCCGCCTTGGTGATCAATGCGTACACCTTGGCCTGGAACTCGGGGGTTTCGTTCTCGATGTGAAACACGGTGTGCGCCATGATCGTTCACCTTTCCGTTTTGGTCTTGGACGGTCCGTACGATGCGGCCAGAACGATCAGTTCGGACGCGATCTCGTCTGTCGGTGCCATGTTGCACGCGGCTTCGCATGTGAAGACCGTGATCGTGAACTGGCGGATCTCGTTGATCTCTTCCGGGGTGCGCATCAGACCGCCTTGAATTCGATCATGTCTGCGTTCCGGTGGGTCTCACGGATCTTGCGGAGTAGCGCATCGGCCGCCCTCTGCTCGGACGACGCTCGGACCGTGGCGACCCTGCGCCGGACATCTCCGGGGGCCCATTCGGGGTCGGGGCGGTAGTCGAGGGTTACGCGGTAGTTGAACTGGATTCGCATGATCGGCTCCTGTGTCCGTCTCGTGCTCGTGCATGGGGAGATCCACCGGCTTCCCCGTTCGAGATACGGTCGCGGCCGGTGGATCAGTAGCAACGGCGGGGATCGAACCCGCTAGACGCCTCTCGGTCCCCGGTTCCCCCGGGTGTTTATCGTCTCGCTGCCATGTGCGCCGGGTGTTTAACCGCAGACCCGGCGAAAGCGTTTGGTCCGTCAGTCACGCGATCAACGCGTGCATGTGATGACGGAATGTCGGTCCGATCCGCCGTTTGGGTTTCCGCCTCCGCCATCTGCCTTGATCTCTCAGCGCCGGTATGGCGGTGGTTTGTGATCAAGACCGTCCGGGTTCGATTCGGTCCGTCCCATTGGATCTTCCGGGATTTTTGGGGGCCCCCGGTGGGGCCGTCATCCCCGCATTGCAGCTCTTCGATCAGTCTCCCGACGATCAAGGCGGTGGGTTGTCTGCCTTCTTAGAAGATCACCCGCCGTGGTGGCCGGTGCGACGTCCGGTTTAAGATCACCGGGGCCGATCTTCCGTCGTTCTTTGGTACATCTCAAACATACGGCCGCTGGGGGCCCATGTCAAATGTTGAGAACCCCCTCTGACCTGCGAAGACAAAAGTCAATACAATCAATTTCTGCGTGTCCACGGTCAAGAAAACGGGCCCCCGAGAGGGCCCGTCGTTACCAATCTGTTATGAACCTTTTTCTGATCAAGCGCTGACCTGCGGTGCTTCACCTCCTACGCGCGCGCGTACGTCCGCGTTCCATCACCTTGGCCTCGGTTCTCGTGATCCTCAGAGACCGGACGGCCGCCGCGACGGCCACGGAGCACACCGCCGTGGCGATCAAGAGCGTCTCGATCATGGGGACGATCATCACGAGAATGACCGCGAAGATCCCGGCGATGATCGTGAACCCGAGGTACAAGATCATGTACGGGGTGTACTTCGCGAGGGGATCCGGCGGAGGCGCCACCGGCGCCGGACGCGGCGCCTCGTTGATCGTGATGTTGATGATCGGTCGGCCGCTCTCGACGGCGCGGCGGACTTGATCGCCTTTGAGGTACTCGACAAGATCCGGGAGCCGCTCGCGGTACAGCTCCACCGCGTGATCGTTTTCCCGTCCGTCTGCCATGGTCATCTCCTCGTTTCCGGCAGTGAGTGAAGATCTGAGAGAGCCCAGGTGGGAGGAGGTTCACTGGTCGGTTCACTCCGGGGTCTCACTGGCCATTCACAGTTATGCAGAATCATGTTGTACGGCGTAAGCGTTGATCCGAATGATCAAGCGCTGACCTGCGAAAACTCTTTTGATCTTAGGGGTGGACCACTTATACCTTGGACCCTAAACGATCTCGTTAGCGGGGCGTACAGAGGTTTTCTCACCCTACGTGTTGGTAACTTCTCTTATTCTTACGCTGGGCAACCGGATAACCGGTCGGATGGCTGCATAACCATCCGACCGGCGTTGATCAGCCCTCTTCCTTCTCGATCATCGAAACGATCTCGTACTTCGCCGCCTTGCCCGGCACCCGGCGCAGTTCCTTGATCTCTACTCGGCGCGCCAGCTCCTTGAAGATCCACGTCCGGCTCTTCGGGAGGTCAAGATCGGCGAAGTCGTCCTTGGTCAACTCGGTGACTCCGGAGTCCGCCAGCTCCTTGATCCGCATGGTGACAAGATCGCGGGCCTCGTTGTCGGCGTCGGCCGTCTCCACCCCTCCCTTGATCAGATACGGCCGGACGGCCGCGCCGGTGCGGAGGGGAGCCGGAGAAAGATCCACGTCCTCCGGCGGCTCCGGCCACTCGGGGAACGCGACGGCGGAGGAGACGGACGGCCGGACGGGGAGAGTGATCCCCCGGCTGAGCAGGTCGAACGTCCCCGGGTCGCACTTCGCCCACCCGGCGCCCTGGGCCATCTCGATCACGGCCTGGATCTTCTCGTCCGATGCCTTGAAGGTCCGGTGGACCATGGGCCACTCGTCGGACGGGACCCCCGTGACCTCCTCGTAGTGGCGGCCGGGATGGTTGTTCGCCCACCTCGACGGGTCGGCACCGGCGTTCAGGGTCTCGTCGAGGAGCGCGAACCGGGCGTCGATCAGTTCACGCACGCCGAACGCGAGGGAGTTGCCGAACTGTGATCGGACTGCCCGGTCGATCTGCCGATAGCCCGCGACCTGCAAAGACGCGCTCACCGGCATGCCGAGGGCCCGGCACAACGTGATCGCCTTCTGGAATGCGGGGGAGTTGGCCAGGTAGCCGGATGCCTCCTCCACGTGGATCGGCTGGACCGGGATCCGGAACCGCGTCCACGCCTCCGGCACCCACCCCTTGTGGAACCCGTGCTGTCCGAGAAGCCGGGCCCGGTACCGCATGGCGTCCGGCAGGTTGCTGATCAGCTGTGCCGTGTCGTCCGGCCCGTCCGCGTAGAGATCAAAGACGTGCATGACGTGTCCGAAGGACAGCATGAACTTCTCCGGGTCGGCCACGATCGGCGGGGCGCAGTCCGTCCGGGTGATCATCTCCAGCATCGCCAGGATGAACGCCTCGGTCTTGCCGGACCCCGTCATGCCGGAGTAGAGGGTCGCGGACGCGGCGCGGGACTGTTCGTCCGACCCGGTGATCCAGTGCCCGGACTCCTGTCCGTCCTCCCGGCGTCCGGTCCGCAGCGGTCCGGCGGTGATCGACTGTCCGGGCCTGGACGGACCCTCGTACTCGATCACGTCCGTCGTCGGGTTGGTCAGGCGGATGGTCACGCGTGTCTGGTCACCCCGTCCGTCCACCTCGGACACCCGGACATTGTCCGGTCCGACGGAGTGGAGTCCGGCGATGTTGTCCTTCCGGCGCCGGACGTCCTTCGTGGTGTTCCGTCCGTCCGGGTGGTTCAAGATGATCTCCACCCGCTTCCCGGCCTTGTCCGTGATCTCCTTCACCTTGCCGGTGACGGTGTTCTTCAGGCCCTTCACCTTGGAGATCGAATCGACCGGCCCCTCCTTCACCCCGTCGTGCTTGTTGGTCGGCGTGATCCCGGCGTAGCGGATGTTCCACGCCAGGCAGAGGTAGGCGCCCCCGAAGATCCACGACCACACGATGGCCGAGGTCAGGGGGCCGAGGGCGGTAGCCAGGGCGAGCCATACACCCATGCCGACCACGAAGGCGGTCGCGGCCAGGCGGGCGTGTTCGTGGCGGCGCCCCCAGGTCTCCCAGGTCCACCACCCGAGACCGGGGCCCATGGTCGCGAGGAACGCCTGAGCGACCGGCCCGTGGGCGAAGTGGTGCGTGACCAGCGCCGCAAGGAAGATCAGCCCCATGATCGCCCACGGAGTGAGGAACGGCTGCACCCGGTACCGCAGCGGCAGGTGACGGAGGCGGGTGACCTTCACCGAGGTCTCGTCCGTCATGGCGGTCTTGCTCATGATGCGCGTCCCTTCTCGAACCTCTTCCGTGCGACGTAAAAGGTGTTGTCCGGCGTGCCGGGGTGGAGCTTCCGCATGGCCTCGTACAGATCGTCATTCGGCGCGTCCGGGTGGTCCGTCAGGTACTGCCGGACGTCCGACGCGGGGGAGCCCCGGCCTATGTCCGGTGTCCGGGCGGACGCTCCAGCCGTCCGGTTCGCGGCGTCCGTCTCGGCGTGTCCGGTCCACGTGGCCATGTCCGGCGTCTCGTGTCCGGTCCACGTGACCATGTCCGGCGCGGTGTCCGGCGCGGTGTCCGGCGCGGTGTCCGGCGCGGTGTCCGGCGTCTTGACCGGCCGCTTGTCAGCTTTCGGACGTGCTGTCCGGCGCACCTTCGGCGCGGCGGCGCCCATGTGCAGGAGATGTCCGAACACGGCGGCCGGGATGCAGCTCACGATGATCGTGAGAATGAACCGGTGTCCGGTGATCAACTGCTGCTCGTAGAGGTGCGCGACCGGCTGCGCGGCCATGGCCACCAGGATCGACAGAACGGCCCCTGTAACGGCCGTCATCCGGCCCGGCGCCCCTTTGGGCCGCTTGGTGGCCACGACGGCGGAGATGCCCGCGTAGGCCGTCAGGGCGGCCGGTGTGAGCCACGCCATGCCCCTGGTCCATCCGGCCATGACTCCGAGGTAGTGCTCACCCGGGGCACACATGACCAGGATCATCACTGCGACAACGGGACGGCCGACGTCGAGCATGAGGGTGACCCACCAGGGGTCATGATCGTCACGTCCGTTCTGACGCTGTTCGATCTTGTCCTTCAGCCACCGGACGAACCGGCGCGTCCTCGTTTCGGTGTCCATGATCCCAGTTTGCCTATCTTTTGGTCGGTCCAATGAACGTCCACTGTGGCACGAAAATGTCCGGCCGTCCAACTGACGGCCGGACATTGTCCGTTGTGGCTGGTCAGCGTGTCAGGGATGCCTCCCGGTCCGCTGCGTCCCGCGAAACGAACTGATCTACGAAGGACATGATGTCCGGCACGGTGTCCGGGTCGGCGGACACCCCGGGGAGAGCGGACACGGCCTGACGGAGAGCCTCGCGGGCGGACATGATGTCCGGCGCATGGGCGATCGTCCGGCGCGCGGCCTCTGTCCGGCGCGCATGCTTCGCGGCCACGTCCGCGAAGACTTGATCTCTGCTCATGATCCCGGCTTTCCGGCTGTTGAGTTGGGATTTACCATCCAGTACCAGGTGCGCTGATCAAGGTGCTCGAACACCGCCCCGGCGTCCAGGAGATTGATCAAGTACCGCTCGTCCTCACCCTGGTACCGGCCGTTGTCCAGGGTGCGGCCCTCGGGGAAGCCGCCGACGCGGCGCACGGTCTCGGTCCGCACGAGGTGCGTGATCGGGATGAACGATCCGACGTGCTTGATGTGCGCGGCCATCTCGGGAGTGAACCTGAGTCCCCACGGAGAGACCGGGAACCGGCCTTGATGGGTGACGGCCGTCGGGTCCCTCCCGTTGACCATCTGCGGCCGGGGGTAGACAAGATCGACAGCAAAGCTGTTCTCGATCACCCGCATGCACGCCTTGAGGTGGTTCGGCCGGAGCCAGTCGTCATCGTCCAGCCAGGCGATCACGTCCGACTCGACCCGCTCCAGGAGACGGTTCCGGGTCGCGGCGGCGCCGGTGCGGTCCTTGTCGACCTCGATCAAGAACTGGTCCGGCTGCCGGTCCTGCTTCATCACGCTCATCTCGGCGCGCATGAGGTCGACCTCGCGGCCGGGCAGGGTTGGAATGCATACGGCCACCGTGAGGTGCCTCGGGTTGGGCCGGTTCCCCCGGCGCTTCGCTTCACCCATGATCTTCCTTACTTCCCGAACCGGACGGCCTGGCACACCGGGCACGGACAAGACGGTACGGGGGTCCCGACGTCTCCGATGTGGCCGGACCATTCCAAGATCTCTGCGTTGTACGCGTCCCTGATCGCCTGGTTGAACTCCCGGGCGGTCATGACGCGGCGGCTCCGCCGGGCATGCCTGGCGGCACGGTCCGGCGACGTCCACCTGATGATCGTCCGGGTCACCACATATCACCCCGTTGGAGCATGATTGCGTTTCGGGCCGCGCTCCGGTTCGCGTAGCCAACCTCTTTGGCTACTTGATCAAATGTCATCCCTTGATCCCTGAGTTCCACGGCCTTGATCCGTTTGAGTTCCAGCTCTCGTCTGTGTGGTGCAGGCTCCCCCACTCGGCGGCACGCACGGCAGAACTTCTTTCCGCGATGCCAGTACGTGTTCGCCTCGTCGTAGGCATGACCCCGGAGACATTGATCGACTGGCCCTGATCTTCCGGCCAGATCGTTTTCCCGGTGGGTAGCCAGCCGCATGTGACGTTTCCAGTTCATGCACATCCGGTGCGGGCAGGTACTCCCGCCCTCGCACTCCGGATCTTCGTTGTGGCATGTGTGGTCGACTTCGAGTCCCTCCGGGATCTCGCCGACCATGAGCAGCCAGGCTGCTTTGTGGGCACCCACGTAATGACCACGGAGCCAGAAGTTCCCGTAACCGTGGCCTGTCTTGGCTCCGATGAACGGCCAGCAGGCATCCGGCCCGCCCGATTGATCAATCTTGGACAGGAGACGCGCTCTGTCGTCCCCGGTGATCCTTACCATCTGTCTCCCCGGCCGCTCGTATTACCAGGATGCCAATGATAATACCAAGTGCGCTCGTTCAGATGGTGGAACGTCGCCCCGGCGTCCAGGAGCTTGAGCCACAACCCCCATTCGTCGCATGGGCTCGCGCCCGGCTCCCTGCTCTTGTTCCGGTCCTCGAACCCGCCGACGGACATAGCCAGCTCGGTACGAACCAGGAGAGTCACCGGAATGTAGTTCTGGATCTTCCTGAGCGCATGCTCGTTGAACGGTTGCCCCTCGTACTCCGGGAAAGGATCCCACCCGGACGGCACGGTGAACCACGGATAGATCACATCGGCGCCGGACTCCTGTGCGGCCCGTAGCAGAGATCCAATGTGCCCCGGGCGCAGTGTGTCGTCGTCGTCCAAAAACGCAGTCCATTCGGTCGTCACGCCAGCGAGAGCCCGGTTTCTGGTGATGGCCGAACCTTCATGCGCCGTATCCACAGCAATGCTGATCCCGTCCACCGGATGTTCTTGCCGGAGAACGGAATCCATCGCCCTGGGCAGAAGGGTACGGGCCCGGGGCGGGATGCTCGGAGTGACCACGGTCACACCTGGCCTGTAGATCACGGCTTCCTCCGGTCCTTGATGTCCCGTGCGACAAGACCGGCGATCGCCCCCAGGCAGACACCGATCACTCCCATCACGATCAACCCGAGGACCGGGCCGTAGAAGCCGGTGAAGTAGTCGATCACGGCGGTCACAGTTTCCTCCCCAGGCGGATCAAGGTAACGCCGGACTGGTCGACGATGATCCCCGTCGGATCGATGACCACGGATCCGGGGGCGAACCGCAGAGACCGGAACTCCTCATGCCCGCATCCGATCACGAACACCGACCGGTGCTGGACCACCTCCGGGTTCCAGTGATCGTCAGTGTGCGGGTCCGTGGTATAGACCGGCACGATCTCCGCGAGTTGCTGGAAGAGAAGGAGCGCGGCCGACCCACCGGCGAGATCACTGCCCGGCCGGTACGCGTTGCCGAGGATCACCACGGGAAGGTCGGTGAGGGCGTGGTAATCGATCGCGAGGGACGCGATCCACGACGACTGCGCCTCCCGCGCCCTCTGGAGGAACCCGAAGATATCGGCGGAGAGATCCAGCCGGTCGGCGAGATGCGACATGGCCACCACGTCCCGGGGGTGGCAGTACCCGCCTCCACCCATGCCGCCCTTGAGATACCTCCGGCTCATCAGGTTCGTGGTGGCGAGGGCGAGGGTGGTGGAGACGTCGTCCACGTCCGCGCCGGTCTTCTCGGCCAGCTCCAGCATCGTGTTCGCGAAAACGATCTTCATGGACGTGTACGTGTTGTACGCGACCTTGGTCAACTCCGCCGACGGGATCCTCATGGTCCTGATCGGCCGGGAGTGCAAGGACGTGTAGATCTCCGTCACCGCGAGGGCGTCCTCGTAGGTGTCGGCACCCACGATCACGAACTCCGGGTTGAGGAGATCGTCGGCCACAGACCCGAGGGAGATCAGGGACGGGGTGTAGACCAGTCGGGTGTGATCGTTGAGGAGCGGCCGGAGCAACCTGTCGCACGTGCCGGGGAGCACTGTGGAGATCACCGCGATCGTGATCGTCTTGTGTGCCATGTCGGCCGCGCGCGCCAGCGACCGGACGGCGTTGATCAGGTAGGCGTAATCGAAGTCGCGCCGGGTCTCGGGGTCGAGGTTCGGCACGGTCCCGTCGAGGTGCGCCGGGTGCGGAGTCTGCACCGCTACAAAGATCGTGTCGGCGTTCGCGACGAGGGTCGCCGGGTCGTTGACGACGTTCATGCGGTTCAGGGCGAGGAGGTTGTCGATCTGTACCTCCTGCGGCGGCACGGCCTTGCCGGAGATGATGTCGAGGGGGTGCCGGGACATGTCGCACCCGGTCACCCGGTGTTTCCCGTGGACGTCGAGAACGAGGGCAAAGACGAGGCCCAGCTTCCCGAGACCGAGGACACCGACGTCAGCCATGGTCAGTCCTTCCGGGTGAGGATCGCGGCGCAGTACCGCCGGTCCGGGGTGAGGTAGTCGAAGTCGGTGATCGTGAACAGGTCTCCGAACCGCCGGTCGAGCTTCTCGCGGTCGTACCACGTGGCGTAGGTCCCGGTACCGTCGAAGAACCGCACGAATTGATCGAACTTCTCGTGCTCCTCCACCGGCTCCCGGGGCGGCTCGGTGCCGGTGGCGATCCTCCAGCCCTCGTCGCTGTAGACCATGAGCCGGATCTTCCCGTCCGGAGCCAGCATGAGATCGAACATTTCCATGGTCAGGCGGGCCTTGCGGATGTGGTGCAGCACCCCGCAGCAGTGGATCTCGTCGTACGTGTCGGTCAGGGCATGGATGTACGGCCACTCTTCAGTGATCTTGTACATGTTCTTCGGGCCCCGGCCGGTCTCCAGACTCATCACGTGCGCGGCCAGTTCCACGTTCGCGGAGGACAGGTCGGCGATCGAGACGATGGCGCCGGTCCTGGCGATCTCCGCCGCTTCCATGCCCACCCCGCAGCCGTACTCCAGCACCCGTTGCCCGTACCGGTTCTCGTCCAGTGCCATGTAACGGCGCCACAGGCCGTCGTGGTTGCGCCAGCCGGTGTAACGGGTCTGGCGCATACGCTCGATCACTTCGTGAAGGTGATCATCGTTCCACGTGAGCATCTCGGCGGACGAGAGATACCCGACGTCGTCCACCGGCGGCAGGGACCATGCAGTCACGGTGTCGGCCCACTCGGTCATGACTTCCCCACGATCTCGAAGTGCGGCAAAGGAAAGATCATCCGGCCGCCGTTCTTCAGGTAGTCGGCTTCCCGTTCGAGGAACACGGACCGGAAGAACCACGGGGAGATCAGGAGGTACTCCGGGTGGACGGCCCGCATGCCGGACTCATCCATGATCGGAATCCCGGTCGCGGACATGATCTTTCCGACCTTGGCCGGTGACCGTTCCACGGCGTACGGCAGGAGATCCGGCCCGGCGTCGATCATCTGGAGGAACGTCCCGCCCCGGGTGGACGCGCCGTACAGATAGACCGTCTCGCCCCGGTCGGCCGCCTTCTCCAGGAACGCCCGGGTGAGATCGAGTTCCTGCTTGACCGACCGGCCCCACTCCTGCCACACCTCCGGTCGTTGCAGCCCCTTGATCACCTCGGTCTCGTACACGTCCTGCACGCTGGCCGACTGCGGCCGGTCTCCGATGCGGGACACGGCCGTCCGGATGCACCCGCCGTTGACGGACGAGAAGGTGACATCGTTGATCTCCAGGCCGTGACGCTCCAGGAGGATCATGAGGGGGAGGAGCGCGAAGTACGTCACGTGTTCGTGGCACACGTTGTCGACTGCGTTCCGGCGGAGCATGTCCCCGGCGTAGTTCTGCTGAATGATCCACACCCCGCCGGGGGCGAGGCACTGCTCCACCCCGTGGACGAACCGGTTCGGATCATCGAGGTCGTAGAACATGGACACGGACGTGATCACGTCGAACTCGCCGGGCTGGAAGAACCGGGGAGAAAAGTAGTTGTAGATCACCCGGTCGGCCGCGCCGGTCCGGCGCGCGTCCCGGGCGATCACGTGGACCGGGTCGATCCCCGTGCGGGTGATCCCTGCCGGGACGTGACTGAGGAGGGTCCCGTCGTTGCAGGCGATGTCCAGCCACCGGCGCGGGTCGTGGCGGAAGGCGAGGGCGTAGTCGACCACGTCTTTGAGGTCCCGGACGATCGCCTCGTTCGTGCCGGACCGGAAGCCGTATCGATCATGGTAGAGCTTCTCGCGCGGCGTCGACTCCCCGAGCTGAAGAAGGGTGCAGTCGAGGCAGATCTTGAGCTTGAGGGGGTACGTCTCGGCGTCCGACCGGTAGTCGTCCGGGTCCACGAAGTCGGGGAGGCGGTGATTGCCGAGATCGATCACGTCCACGAGGTGGAGGGAGCCGCAGGACCGGCACACCACCCCGGGAACGCCCTCAATCAACGCCTGCATGTTCCGCAGGCCCGCATCCGTGGTCTTGCTCACTGGCTCCTCCAGTAGCTCATGACGTCGGACAACATGGAATGCAGGGAGGTGGTCGGCCGCCAGCCGGTCACCGTCTTGATCTTCGCGTTGCTCGGGACCGGCCAGACCTGCGCGTCCCGGTGGACCAGGAGCGGATCTTCCTTCAGCTCGATCTCCGCCGTGGACATGCTCGCGAGGGTGTGCATGACGTGTTCCATGGTCACGTTGTTGGCCGAGCACACGTTGTAGATCCCCGGCTCCGCGTCGATCACGGCCGCGTATGCCTGCACCACGTCCCGGACCGAGGTGAAGTTGCGGTACGCGGAGAGATCACCGTGTGAGACGAAGTCGGCGTGGCCCCGCTCCACGGCCACGATCCGGCGCGCGAAAGACGACTCCGCGTTCGCCGACTGGCGGCCCCACCCCGTATGGTTCCAGGCCCTCGTGCAGACGACGTGCATTCCGTACCGGCGCGCGTACGCCTGACCGGCCGTCGTCGCCCCCAGCTTCGCCGCTCCGTACGGCGTGGTCGGGAAGCATGGGGACAGCTCGGTGATGATCTCCGCCCCGTCCGGCCGCTCGTATCCGTACTCCTCCGACGTGCCGGTGATCAGGATCCTCGCGTGTGCGCCGGTGGTCCGGACGGCCTCCAGGGTGTTCAAGGTTCCGCCCACGTTGACGTCGAACACCCGGCGCGGATTGCGGAGCGACTCTCCCGGCCACGAGACGGCTGCCAGGTGGAAGATCTTGTCAGGCTGGAACTCGCTGACCATGTGCCGGACGGTCTCGAAGTCGCGGACGTCGCACGCGGCGAGGGTGCACCCCTGAACGGTGTGCCCCTGGTTCTCCAGCAGCTTGCGGAGGTGAGGCCCAACGAAGCCCCCCGCGCCCGTGATCATTGCTTTCACTGCGCCGCCTTACTGATCGCGTTCATGAGCTTCCCGACGTCTTCCTGACGTTTCGGAAACAACTGGTTCCACAGTTGATCGACATTGTCTTGGCTGTGCCGTGCCAGTCGATCTTGGTGGGTTTGATCGAGCGGGCCTTTGCCGACGGCGGGATGTAGATGTTCGGTGAACACGTCCGGGAGGAAGTGCAACCGGCCGACGCCCTGCGCCACCTGGTGGAGCCAGAGATCGTTGTAGTCGGACGAGAAGTACGGCGGGACGAAGTACCCGACGGCGTCCACCCAGGCCCGGGTGATGAACCCGTGAGTGGCCAGATTCTGATCATGGATTCCGTCGCGGCCGTAGACGAGCCCGATCTTGTCCGGCCAGAGATCGAACGCCTCCCGTACCCGGATGTCCCAGTGATCGGTGCGGTAGACCGTCTCGTCGCACGAGTGCTGCATGATCATGCTGCTCTCGTCGGCGATCGCATAGCACTCGTTCCACAACTGGGAGAGGTTCAATGTGCCCCGGGGCCCGTGGGTCCAGAACACATCCCCGCCCTCGTTGTGCAGCGTGATCGCCATGTCCCGGGAGGGGGTGTCATCATCGTCGATGTAGAACACGTACTCCACCCGGTCACCGCACGTGACCCGGCCGGAGTCGACCATGCGTCGCATGTTGTGCGGACGGCCGCGCGTCGGCACGAGGACACTGATCACGGGCATGGACTCCCCGTCTCGGCCGTCCACAGGGTCTCGTTCGTCCCCTGATCGATGCACCGCTTCGCCTCCCCGGCCTCCCGGAGACGGAAGAGGGAGAGGTAGGCGAGTTGGGGGGTGATGTCCAGGGCGGCGGCGATCTCGTTCCGGGAGGCCATTCTGTGATCTTTCAGGTACGCCTTGACCGCCTTGTCCCGGTCCACCACGTCCTGCGGCCGTGTTCCCTTCCAAGCCATGTGTGGCTCCTGTTCTTTCGCTTGGTTCGATCATACGACATGGGGGAGCCCGCGCCGGGGAGCTGGGAGAGTCACTCCGGCACGGGCTCATCATGGACGCGCACGAACCATATCAGGGAGCGTAGCGGTAGCACGTCAACCATGAAGTCAGCACGTCCACCGAAGATCCCTTGGCGGCGTACGCACCGGCCAGCGCGGATTCGTTCTGGAGCACCCAGTCCGCCCGGTCCGGGAAGTCGGCGTGCACCGTCTTGAAGAGCTTCCCGTCGTAGTAGAACCTCACCGAATTCGGCACGATCTCCGTGCTGTAGGTGTGCCATCCGGTCCAGGCGGCGTTACCGGCGGCGTCACTGCCGGACTCGGCGAACCCGTGAGTGAACTCGCTGATGGGATCACTATCGAAGTTGCCCCCGGCCTCGGGGTAATCCACCTCGTTCGGCGTGTAGCGCAGGTGCGCCATTTTGTACCCCGGCGTCCGTGCCGAGACGCGGAAGCGCTCGGTGAACTTCCCGTATCGCAGACCCATGCACCGAAGGGGAACGGGAGCGGACACGTGGTTGGAACCACCGGAGGACGAACGCCACATGTGGACCCGCATGATCCCGTCACCGGTGGACGATTTGACGACGCTGATCGTGGTGGGAGGGTCGTACCACCCGCCGAAGGTCCGGTCGTTCCCGTTGGAGTGGTTCGTGGGGTTGGCGGTGTCTCCCCACCCGTTGGGATAAGCGCCAAGGGTGGCGTAGTAGTGGGGGTAAGCAGACTTGAGCCCTGCACACCGGAAGTCCCCGTCTCCGGCGCAGTGGTTGAACGCCCCGAGGGGGACAGAAGCGACCACGCCACCGGGGTTGAAGCTATCCCGGTAGAGCTGGTGGAACGGTCCGCAGTTGCCGACGGGGGTTGCGTTGTTCGTTGTGTGGCATGCGTCCTGGCTTGGGGTGACCGCTCCGGCGGGGGAGGGCCCCAGAAAGAGGGCACCGACAAGAGCCAGCACCCCCATCACCCCCGTGATCAGATAGCGCCACTTCGGACGGCGGCGCGCGTGCTTGCCGGTCATGTCCGGCTCCTCTCACTCAGCCGGGCATGATACGGCCCCCGGCGACAGAGCATGCACCGGGGGCCGTAGCGGAGGGGCGTCTCCGAGAGGGACGATACCTCAGCCGTTCTTGCGCACCTGACTGTAGTCGATCGCGTGCTGCTTGAACTGCTCGCAGAACTTGTCCAGCTTGGGGACCAGGTGCCAGGCTCCGGCGCCGGTGCGGGTCGTGGTCATGACGGCCACACCCCGGATGCACTGAAGCGTCGTGTTCGGATACTGATCACCGTTCGTGTAGGTCTCGGAGTAGTCGGCGTCCCACGACTTGATGTTCTCCTGGTCGCGGGTGTTGTTGGCTCCGCACCCGGTCAGAACACCGGCCCCGAGCAGCAGGGCCGCAACAGCGGCAACGGTCTTCTTCATGATCCGTTCTCCCCTCGGAGGACTTTCTCGAACTCATGAGCGGCACGCTTCACAGTGCCGATCTTGTACTCCTCCGACTCGATCCCGGATGCGAGATGGGGGAGGGCGGCCACGGCCTGATCAAGGGCGACCATGCGGATCCTGAGATCCCATTCCCGCTCCTCTGCGGCGGCCCGGTCGATCTCGGGACGGTAGGGAGCCCACTCGTCCTCGCCCGGAGAATCCGCTTCAAATTTTTCGGTCATTGATCTTTTTCCTCGTTTCTTTTGGTCGGTCGAACGATACACCGGCGGTCGATGCTACTCGTAGGAACGCCAGCGGTGGTAGTTCTCACAGGAGTTGAGCCATCCGGGGCCGGACCGGGTGGACCGCACCTGCACCACGGCCTCACACGTCGGGCACCAGTCCTTGACGGTGACCTGAGTGATCGGCCCGAGAACGCGCGCGAGACGATCCTCGTCCGACTCCTTCTGGATTCCCGGCCCGGCGACACACTCGGGGCAGCCGCACGGATCCGAGACGATCGGCTTGCTTCCGGGTTTGGCCGGTGCGTACGCCGGTCCGTCGGCTGCCCCCATGATCAGTCCTTCCGGGTGATCTCGACGCCAGTCAAGCCGTCCTTGTCGAACGTGAACAGGCACGATATCCGCTCATCCATGGTCACGTTCGCGGCGGCCGTCGCCTCCTTGAACATCCGGGTCATGTCCCGGAGGAGATGCGGGTGGGTCTCGGGGGTGAAGCCCATTGCGTACAGATGATCGACCAACTGCCGGGGAGGATTCGGATCCGTCGGATCGAGCCGATGGTCCATGATCAGTTCCCCCAGTGCGGATGCGGGATGTGCCGGAGGAGCTTCTTGACCGGCGGGGGGTTCTCGGATCCCCGGCAGTTCGGGCAGCGGTCGTTCCCGTTGGCGGCGTGCACCCACCCCTTCAGGCGAGCGTCGTACCGTGCGTCCACCACCCCGGACGGGGCGGGAACGACCAGGTGGACAAGATCCCGGAGGGTCATGCCCGGGGCGAGTGCGGTGATCCCGCACCCGTCACACTTCAAGATCACTACCTTGTGGGCCGTCATGGTTATGCGGTCTCCTCGTTTACGGTGTATGGGTTGATCCGATTGATCATGTCTTGACCTGGGCAAATCCCGCTCAGCACCACCCCTATCCACTCATAGGGGGGACCTCAAACGATCTCGTTAGCGGGGCAGCCAGAGGTTTTCTCACCCTACGTGTTGGTAACTTCTCTTATTTTCACGCTGGGTGTCCGGATACCCGGCCGCATGGACGCATATCCATGCGGCCGGGTGTGGATCACGCCTCGATCCGCTTCGACCTGCGGTTCGCGTTGTAGATCTCCACCGTCCGGTAGTACGCGGCCTGCGGGAGGGACAGAGACGGCCACGCGCGGTAGGTGTCGTGCACCTGGCTGAAGAACTTGTTGAAGCCGAGCTTCGCCAGCTTGGTCACGAACCCCGCCGTGTCGAGGCCACCGTGGGAAGCGTAGAGGCCCCCGATACCGTTGATCGACTCACCGCACACCGCGCCGACCTGACCCGGCCATGCAGCGTCGATCACCGCGAAGGTCCGGTCGAGGGTGGCGCCGGTCCCGTCGGCGAAGTAGATCTTCTTTGCGGCAGAGATCGCGTTGAACCGGCGCTGCCCCTTCTCCGCCGTACCGGCAACCGCCCAGTTGTACTTCGCGGCGATGTTCCGGATGTTGACCGCCCACTCCTCCTCCGCCACGAGAGCGATGCGGAAGGTGTCCAGCGGGGTGACCGCCTTCCGGTTGTTGTGCTTGAGGAACATCGCGGCCTCCTCCTGGAGGGTGAGGCCGGTGTAGACGTCCGCCGGGATCGTGCACGTGGTGGTGTCCACCCCGCACACCGCCTTGAGGGCGTTCCAGCGAGTCTGCCCGTCGAGGATGATCCATTCCTCCTTGGCGTCTCCACCGATCATCGCCAGGCCGGGGACGCGGTGCGAGACGGTGATCGTCCCGACGTAGAGATCGTTCCAGTTGGCGGCGATCTCTGCGACCCGGCGCGGGTCCACAATCCGCTGAACGCGCGGGTCTATCGAGAGCTGGGCTGCGGACAGCTCCAGCGTTTCCTTGGTGATCCCCATGATCCCTTACTTGCCTTCCTCGGTTCCCTCGCCGTTCTTCGCGGCCAGGTCGATCTTGTTGAGTGCGGTGGAGAGGAGCGCGGGCTGCTTGCCCGGCAGGGTCCACTCCGGGACCAGAACCTCGGACAGGAGGGTGAGGAGCTGGGACGCGGCGCGGCGCGACTCCTCAAGATCCTTGACGAACGACCGGAGATCGTCTCCGTCCAGTTCCTTGATCTTGTCCTTGTTGTCGGTCCAGAACTTGTTGATCAGGACCACGTCCCGGATGCCGGACTGGTGGCCGGTCATGTGGCCCTTCATGGACAGGACCGGGTTGACCTTCCTCGCCGGGGACTGCTTGGTCTTGAGGGTCTCGCGCCGGGTCACCGCGTCGGCGGGCTTCGAGTCGGCCATGACCTCTTCCTGCTCCTCCGGCGGAAGATCGGCGATCCGGTCGGCCGCGTTGAGGGTGAGGTCCCCGTCGCGGACGGCCTTCTGAACCTTCGGGGTGGCCCGCTTGCGGACCTTCGCGGCCTTCGCCATGCCCCGGACCGTGGCGCCGGTCTCCTTCGCGATCACCTTCCGGGTCTTGGGCTCATCCGTGGTGCCGGGCTGCATCTCGGTCTTGCTCTTCGCGGCGTTCCGGTTGCCCGGCTTCCCGCCCCACCCCAGTTCTTCGAGGGCCTGGGCGGCGAAGTCGATCTGTCCCTGGGAGAGGTGACGCCGGACCACGTTGTGTGACCAGACGTAGTCGGCCGGGTCGCGGCCCGGCCACTTCTGGTCGAACTTGATCTCCGTGTGCGGCATCCGCTCGGCGACCGGCAGGTCCTTGTTGATCTCTTCGATCGCCAGGTACCGGTTGCGGCCGTCGAGGATCAGGCCCTCGAACATCACGATGGGGTCCATCTGGCCGTTGGCCCGGATGTCCTTGACCAGTTCGGCGAACTCCGCTTCTCCCAGGAGGGGGAAGACGTTCGCGAGACGGTGGAACCGAGGGTTTTCCTCGGGGGAGGTGGTGGTCATGAACGGTGCCCCTTCTGGGCGAGGTAGTCGGCGGTCAGGCGGACCAGGGTCTCCTGGTCCAGTGGATCGTGCGTCTCCAGCCATTCCTTGATCGCCTGGCGCACGATGTATCCGAGCTTGGTTTCCCGGCGGACGGCGACGTCGTCGAGATGAGCGCGTGTCACGGGGTTGGTGACCACGGTCAACATCTCCGTGAGGCGCTCCTCTTCCTGTAGCTTCTTTGGCATACCCCCATCATACGACACCACCCCAGAAGATAAGAGATCTTGTTGGAGGGCACCATGCGGATCATGGGCGTTGATCCATCGATCAGTTCCACCGGCGTCTCGTTCCCGGACGCGGAAACCATGGCGATCAAACCCCGGTCCAAGGGCGATCTCCGGCTCACCGAGATCGGTGATCAGCTCATGTTCGGCGTGCGGACGGCCCTGCCGGACCTCGTGGTGATCGAAGATCTCGCCGGGGTGTACCCGGGGAAGTCGGCGCGGATCATCCCCATGCTCCACGGGGTGATCAGAGACCGGCTGCAACAGGACCGCGTCCCGTTCATGCTCCTCAACCCGAGAACCGTCAAGATCTTCGCCACGGACAACGGCGGGGCCGACAAGGACGAGATGGCGCTAGCTGCCCGTCGGAGGCTCGGCCGGACGTACGGGACCGATGACGAGTGCGACGCGGACTGGTGCCGGGTAGCGGGCCGTACGGCCTACGGTCTCGGGGAATGGACCGGGTACGACGACTGGCTCCGCATCCCGGTCGAACAGACCGGCTACCTGCGGGTGACCAAGGGCGGGGAACGGATCGTGTGGCCGGTGGTCGGCAATCACCGGCCGTGGCCGAAGGTCGTTCTGCGGTGATCATGCGGAAGGCCCCGCCGGATGGTGGACGGCGGGGCCTTCGGTCAGGGGAAGATCAGAACGGAGGTTCCGAGTCGTCCCCGCCCTCCCACGGGGAATCGTCGTCCGGCCCGGCGGCGGAGTCGACCATCTTGTCCTGGTACGCCGGGTTGTGCGCAGCCGGGGTCCACACCACCTCGTAGGTGTAGGCGTAGTAGTCGTTCGGCTTCTTCACGTCCTCGCCGCGCGTGATCGCCACGTGCGCGCCGACCTCCAGGGGCGCGAACTGGCGGCCGAGGTTGTACTTCTGTGCGGCGGCCTGGCGGCCCTTGCGGAACGCCTTCGCCAGTTCGCCATGGATGTACGCGGTACGGACACCGTCGTCATCCGGCAGTTCACGCCGGATGTACCGGTTCGACTCCCAGGTGTAGCCGGTCGGCTCGCACTGGAGGTCCACGGTGATCTGCATGCACGGGTTCTGCTTCGACGTCTCCGGGAACCGGAGCTTCGACTCGATCACCCGCTTCTTACCCTCCCAGTACTGGGGCTCGCCGGTGTCCTTGTCGGTCATCTGGACCTCGGTGGGGGACCACCCGATCACGTCCCCGACCACCTTGGCCCCGACCTTCGGCCACTTCGCCGCGACGGACGCGCCACCGTCGAGATACTCCTCGGCACTGCGCACCTGACGCTGTGGTTCGACCCGCTGCCGACCGGCGAACGGGCCCGTGGATGTCGTCATGATCTTCCTGTCTGCTTGAGTGCTTCGATCTTCTGTGGGGGCCCCGCGCAGCTACGAGGCTTGCCTGCCGTGATCTCGGATGCCATGTCACCACGGCCCAACTGCTATCCCTTGATCACTGGCTTACAGACCAGGTACCTGATCTGCAATCGCCGGTAGGCGATGTCTCTATGATACGACCGCTTGGATCAGCCCGCTACGCCCTGGCCAGCCGGTCTTGCATGATCCGGACCAGCTTGTCCCGGTACTCCTTCGCGGCCGGTCGCTTCTCCTCCGGCATGGTCTTGATCTTGTCGTTGATCTCTTTGAACACGGCCGACGCTTCCGCCTTCGTCGTCACGGCATGGGCCCGGTCGGTCAGACTGCGTCCGTCCCGGGGCGTGGCTGGCGGCTCCGGGGTTTTCTCCGTCTCCTGGACCGGTTGGGTCGGGGAGGGGGTGTCGGGCCGGGAGACGGCCGTCTGTGCCTTTGGATCACCCAGCTTGACCAGCGCCACGAGGGCCTTGATCGTGTCGTCCGGGACCCCGGCGCGCTTCGCCCTCCTCCAGAGATCGTTCGCCTGGTCCCGGGTCTCGGCGCTCTTGAATGCGTCCGTCCACTGCTGGAGGGACAGCTCCCCCCACTCCGGCATGGGTGCGGCCAGGTCGGGGTCAGGGCCGCATCCGTCGGTGTCGTGGTCGCAGGCGTTCGCGGTTTCGATGTTGTCCCACTTCGCCCCGCACGCGCACGTGTACTGATCCATCTCGTACATCTCGCGGGCGGCGGCTTCCTTGATCGCCCGGATCTTCTCCTTCTCCTCCTTCTCGCGCCGGACCGACTCCGCCCACTCCGGCCCCGATGCGACGGTGTGCGAGACGTGGCCGGGGTCCGGCCGTTCCGTTGCATCCGCCCCGGTGGCGTCCTCTTTGATCGATTCGACCAACTCGGCCATGGCGGCGTCCCGCTCCTCCTGGGTGATCATGGCGGCCATGGCTTCGTCGTCGGCCGCCCGGTTCTCCATGGCCAGCTGATCTACCGACGGCTCCTCCGGGGTCGACTCCGGTTCCTCCCCCTGCTCGTAGTCCACCTCGGACCCGACGTCCGTCGCGGAGAACGTCGCGAACGGCACCTGGGGGAGTTCGATCTTCCAGAAGTCGCGGTTCGCCTTGCAGATCTGCGCACCCCGCCAGCCGGTGACGAGGTCGGCCGGGTAGAACTTGCACTCCCCCGACCCGTACGGGACGTGCATCACGACACCCACGTCCTCGCGCACCCGGGCGGGTTTGCCGTAGTCGGACAGACCGAAGTCCTCCAGCGGGGCCCACCGGAACGGGCCTCCCGGTTCGTCCTGCACGGCCACCCCGTTCTCGTTGATCGCGTGCGCGTAGATCGCCTCCTGGATCAGGATCTCCAGCCACGGGGATTCGATGTTGTCCCCCGACTTCACGTCCCCGATCACGAACTCTCCGGCGTGAATGGTCGTCGCGCGGCCGTCGAGATCGAGAACCTCCGTGTCCCTCACGCATTCGAGGACCCGGTCGAACGTGCCGGAGACACCCAGCTCCGAGGAGTAGACGGACCGCTCGATCAACCCCTTCACCGGTCGGAAACCGCATTCGGCCAGGGCGAGACGGTAGGCGACGGCGTCCCGGTAGTAGTCCTCCGGGACGTCTTCCAACTCCCGTTGTCCCGCGTCGACTTCCTCGGTGTACTTGTGGAGGGTCGTCCCTTTCTCGGCCCGTTTCTTGGACCCGGCTGCCAGCATCGCTTCCTCCGCCCGGGAGTTGAGGAAGGCGCGGCGGACCTTGACGGCCTCCAGGGGTTCGAGGTTGCGGATGCCGGACGCGACCTTCTCCAAGATCTCCGGGTCCTGGAGGAGACCGATCAGGATCATCCGGTGGCGCCATTGGTCGAGGGCGTAGGAGTCGGCGATCCCCTCCGCGTACTTGCTGGCCCGGCTGCCGGAGATCGGTTTCCCCGTCTCGGGGTCCGGCAGCTTGTACCGGCCATTGACCACCGGCAGGGTCCGGGCGACGATCTTCGGACGGTCTTCCACCCGGTCCTGCTCCCGGGCGTACGGCCCGCAGCAGTCCTCGGCCTCGTAGCCGCCGTCCGCGCGCCGGATGTTCTCGCCTTCGAGGAAGTGTGATCCACAAGAGACACAGTTCCCGTCGTACCGGGCGGGCCAGAACCTCGGCCCATCGTCGACAACGTCCTCCCCCTCCTCCTCGTTCTCGTCCCCGTCGAGGAAGTCGTCCGCACCCCGGGGGACGTACGGCTCGGCCGCTGCGGGCCGCTCCGTCTCCCCCCGGTGGGATTGGGCGTTGTCGTGGAGTCCGCCCGGGAGCGGGTCGCGGAACGGGTTGGGCGGCGGCGGGACGTGGATCGAGGGATCGTCCGCCATGGTCGGGCCCTCGTCCGGTTCGGCCATGCCGCAGTCGTCCACGGTGCAGAAGGAGCCGGAGTGTCCGTTCTCGTCGTCGGCCCACGTGAACCGGTGGGTGTGCAACTCGGTGTTCTGGACGGGGAAGTTGGATCCCTCGGGGCATGCCGGGTTGTCCGGCCCCACCCTCTTGCCGTTCGGCGCGTGCGACCGCACCCGGCCATTGCGCGTCAACGTGAGATCGTCTCGGGTGCACCCCTGGCAGGAGTATGTTTGCCGGTCGGTCATGATCAGACCTTCCTCATGTGGTGATCGAACTTCTCGGAGGCCGCCCCGATCGCGATCAGGTCGGCCATGTCTCCCTTGGTTGGGTTCTCGGGGATCATGAACCCGTACTGCCGTGCCTTGCCGATCATCACCGGGTGCGCGGCCTCCTTCCGCCACCGGGCCGACTTCTCGCCGGTGCGCGACTTGTACGCGGTCAGATCGTCCGCCTCCGTCTCCGCCCACGCCTGTGCGGTGCCGAGGGGGAGGGAACGGTGGAGGCGGCGCCATTTGCCGCGCGCCGGTGCGGCGCACACGTCCCACCGGCCGTTTCCGTCGGCCCAGAGGAACACGAACCCGTGGCCGACCGGGATGAACAACACCCCGGCGTCCGTGCGCAGCCACGCCTTGGACGAGGACGCGAACATGTCCATGTCCCGGTGCTTCAACGCGAACGCCAGAGACCCGGCCTCGTAGATCGTGTCCTGTTCCGTCTCGTACCGGATCGCGGCCTGCGCGAGGCTCTCGCCGGAATGGACGGTGTCCACCTCGCCGGGGGCGAGATCGATCAACGTGGAGAGACGGCCGCCGGTCCCGGCGACGTCGAGAACCAACGCGTCCTGCTTGCCCGGCCACGGGCGCAGCACCCGGCCGACCATTTGCTGATAGAGGGCCGGGGACTTGGTGGGGCGGGCGATGACCACGCAGTCGGCCCAGGGGGCGTCGAATCCCTCCGTGAGAACCATGCAGTTGACGATCACCCGGAGTTCACCGGTCTCGAACCTCTTGTAGATCAGCTGTCGCTCTTCCACCGGCGTCCCGCCGGTGACCACGACCGCACCCCGGCCGATCGCGCGCATCGTCGCGACCGCACTGAACACGTCGGGACAGAAGACGATCGATCTCCGGTGCGGCGCGTACTTCCGCAGGGCCTCGGCCACGAGGGTCGGGGATCCCGCGTCCACCATGGCGGACCCGAGAGCACCGGCTTGATAATCCCCGGCTGTGGTCCGGATCCGGGAAAGATCGAGATCGTCCAGTTCGATCCGCTGCCCGCGCACGTCCACCAGGTAGTTCCGGGAGATCATCCACAGGACGGACTTGGAATAGACCACGTCCTCCCACACCGACCCGAGACCCGTTCCGTCGCCCCGGGAGAGGGTCGCGGTGAACCCGGCGTTCAACGTGTCGGGGAACGCGTCGTAGATCTTCCGGTACGACGGCGCGGCGGCATGATGGCACTCGTCGGTGACGATCAGGCCGATCTCGCCGTACATGTCCTGATCATGGATCAGGCGCTCCAGGCGGCTGCCCCGTGAGAGGGTCTGGACGGACGCGACCATGACCGTGGCCCCGGTGTCGTCCGACTCGGCCTTGATCAGACCGGTGTCGAGATCCGGCGCGACCATGGCGAGCTTGTCGAGGGTCTGGCGGGCGAGTTCGTCCCGGTGCACGAGGATCACCTGACGGCGCGGATCCCGTTCCGTCCCGGCGGCGTCGGCGTAGGTGCGCCATTGGTAGAAGTCACGGGCGAGGGCGGAGAAGACGATCGTCTTTCCGGCCCCGGTCGGCAAGACCTCCGCCGGTCGGCGCATCCCGTCACCCCAGGCGCGGAACAACGCCCGGACGGCTTCCTCCTGGTAGTCCCTCAAGGTGATCAAGCCGTGGCTCACGTGATCGCCTCCTGGCGGTTGTGCATCTCGGCCATGCCGAGAAGGAGACGGTAGTCGGAAGCGCGGGCTTCGAGATCCCGGACCCGGCGACCGGCGGCCGACGCATGCGGAGATGTGGGGACCAACCCCCGCCAGTACGACCGCTGTTGCTCTGCCCTGAGTTCCAACTCGGCCACTTTCGACCGGAGTTCGGCCATGGTGAGAGTGGAGAGTCTCATTCCCGCCCCCTGACGATGTGGGTTTCACCCGTGTCGGCCACCGGCGTGCTCTCCTGCAACCGGCGCAACCTCGGGCCGGTCCGGGCGGAGATCTCGGCGCTGATCAGATCGAGGAGGGTTTCGACGTTGTCCCGGAAAGCCCTCAGCTCTCCGTCGAGGAACTGCTCGTGGATCCGTTCGGCCGCCGCTTCGGTGCGGCCTTCCAGGACGGCGTGGAGAATGGTGCCTTCAACCGAGTTGATCATTCTTTGTCCTTCCGGTGCATGAAGGCCATGTGGCCGTTCCCGCACGTGACGATCCATGTCTTGCTCCCGGCGCCCTCGGTCACCTCAAGATCGATGGACGTGCAGTCCTTCGCCGGACACTCAACGACGATCGGTGCGCCGGTGGAGTCGACCGGCAGGGGCGCGGTCTTGGATTCGGTCACCCGGAATCCCTGGGGGAGTTCGTAACCACGGTCCTCATTCATTCGTCCTGGGCCTCCAGTCCGTGTTGCTGTCCTTGCAGAACATGCACCGGGCCTCCCGCTCGGGGTGACCGCAGTAGGCGCAGCGCTTGTCGGGGTTCTCGGAATGCTCGGCGCCCCGCAGGTCGGCGAGACGGAGAGCGACCGCTTCACCGGACGACCGGGCGTAATGCCCGGAGCGCTGCCAGCCGCAGGTGCAGACGACCGCCCACCACCCGCCCCCGTCCGCGTCCGGGTGCGTGTCGGCCGTGGTGTGGTGGAAGATCTCCGGGTCCTCCTGATCGAGGGCGGCCCTGACCCGGGCGGCCTCCTGCGCCTCCTTCAGGTCGGCGTCCCGTTCCAGGGCCTCCCAGCATTTCGGGCAGTCGAACGCCTCCCCCAGCTGCCGGGTGCGGGTACCGATGCACACATGGTCTTTTACGGTCATGACGTCCTCCTCCGCCCCGTGGGGCGCGTCAGGAGCTGGGATGCGATGACCATGATCACGCCGAGTGATCCGAACAGGATCATGATCCACATCTGGAACGGGGTGACGGTGAGAGAACCGGACCGGCGGTGCCTGCCCCTCATGCGTCCTCCTCCGGGTGGTTCTTCACCCAGTCGCGGATGACGGATTCGAGGGCGAGGAGCTTCTCGTTCCCGAGGTTGATCGCGAGGTTGTTCTCGGGGGTGCCGGTGCCGGTCCTCTGGGCGGTCCGCCACTGGACCCGGAACTCCTCGCTCAACCCGGCGAGCTGGTCCTTGAGGCGCATCAGCTCGCGGATCCGCAGATGATCGGTTACCAAGATTTGAGACATCTTGAGATGCAGGGCTGCATGTTCGTCCCGGAGTGCCTCGTCGTAGTGGTGCGCGTGCATCGAACTGCCGTGGCTGCTCCCGCACTTGGCGCACACCGGGACGGAGAACGAGGAGATCAGATTGGTCTTGACCGTCCCGCATTCGCACGTCCACCTCACGCACAACGGGCACGGCGGGACGTACCACCGGCCTTTACGACTGGGCACGGTGCGGTCCCCTCCGGACCGGACGGTGACCGAGGTCGGCGGCATCCGTGGGGGACGGGACGCATCGGGGGCACCGGCGGTGTTCCGTCGGCGCGGCGGTGAGGTACGGGCGGAACGTCCACGCCCCGCACGTGTCGCACCGTGGGCCTCTCGCGGTGATCGCCGCAAGAGTGGCTTGCCAGTTCATGTTGATCCCTTCTCCGGGCCGTTGTTTCGCATGTACCAAGAATACGTCCCAGTGACTGATCACCACAAACGCATGCGGGGGGTCATAATGGATGCATGACCCTTACGCGCGCCCGGACGGGCACCCCAGACGTTCTCATCTCACGGCGGGACGCGGCCGACCGGCTCGGATGCCATATCCGGTCGATCGACTACTACCTCAACACCCGGAAGCTGACACGGTACAAGGACGGACGCGGCCGGGTGGGGATCGACCCGGAAGAGCTGGACCGCCTCACTTCCTTCACTCCGGCGGTAATCTCTCCGAACCCCCGCTGACCGCCCCGCACCCGGAAAGGCAAGATCACCATGGACTTTCTGACGTGGTGCCGGTCGAGCGACCGGTGGCGTTCGCATGCATGGGCCAATGATCGTCGTGTCCGGCTGCCCGCAGACACCCCCGAGACCCGGGAGGCGTACGAGGAGACCTTCGTCTCCGCCGGGTACGGCGGATACCTGCACCGGCTCGCGGAGGAGACGGTGCACACCGGGTCGTCCGCATGGGCGGAGTACGTCACGGCCATGGGTGCGGAGGGCGGCTCATGACCACGGATGCGGAGATCGCTCAGCAGAACGGTCATGTGGAGGGGGCTCAGGAGAGGGTCCTCGACGCCCTCGGGCACCCGTTCTCCCCCGAGTCGCTGCGAGTGCTGGCGGAGTCGGCGATCACACCGGAGACGGCGGCACGGTACGGGATCACCGCCGTGGCGGATCCCGATCACATCCCTGACGAGATCTTCGGATCGTGGCACGCGTTCCTCGGCGAGGCCGAGACCGGCATGATCTTCACCTGGCGGGACACCGACCGGGAGATCCCTCAGTACCGTCCGGACGTGGCGGTGCAGACGCCGGACGAGAAGATCCACAAATACCTCGTCCCGCGCGACTCCGGCACCTTCCTCAACCATCTGCGGAACCCCGTCGGCCCGGACGACCCGGTGTTGTTCGTGGAGGGGTCGAAGCAAGGCGTGGCTGCGGCAGCGTGGGCCCCGGAGGGGTGGGGGGTTGTGGCGGTACCCGGGTGCAACAACTGGGTCGGCACAGACCTCTCATGGGCCGACGGCCGCAAGGTGATCATTCTCTTCGATGCGGACTTCACGTCGAACCGTGACGTGTACGACGCGGCAGCCGGGCTGAAGGAGGCGCTGGAGGTCGAGGGCGCGGCGGAGGTGCGGTTCGCGCATCTCGCCGGGGCACGCAACAAGGACGGTCTCGACGACGTTCTCGGACGGCGGCCGGAGAACCGGCGGACCCTGTACATCGAACGGATCGCCGACATGGCGGCCGACCGTCTCGGACGGCGGCCCACCCGTTCCGTGCGCGCATCCGCGTATTTCGACGAGAAGGGCCTGTTGGCCCGGACGTCCGCCCTCACCGTTCTCGGCAATCAACCGGCGGCCCTCGCGGACGGATCCATGATCGCTCTGTACCGGGACGGCGTGTACCGGATCGATCTCGGGGACGAACCGCTGATCGAACAGGTCAAGGATCTCCTGGGTGAGGACTACCGGCCCGCGCACCGGAAGACGATCGAGGAATATCTCGTCGGCGAGCTGTCCGGTCGAAACCTCCGGGTCGGGCAGAGGTCCACGGAACCGCTCCTGAACACCGCGTCGTGCATGATCGACCTCCGCACCGGCGAGGTACTGGATCATGATCCGAAATACCTGAGCACGTTGCAGATCCCGGTCCCGTGGGTGCCGGACGCGGCGTGTCCGACGTACGAGGCGTGGCTTGAGGACGTGATCCCCGGCCAGGCCGAGGCACTGGAGGAACTCGCGTCCACGATGCTCGACCCGTCCCGGACGCCCTTCAAGGCGGCGTTCCTCTACGGGCCGACGCACTCCGGCAAGTCGACGTTCCTGCGGATCATGGAAGCGGTCGCGGGTGCGGCGAACCGGTCGGCCGTCGATCTCCACCAGCTCGTCGATGATCATTTCATGTCTGCCGAGCTGTATCAGAAGATCTTGAACATCGGGTCCGACATGTCAGCCGCCCACATCTCCGACGTCTCCCTGTTCAAGAAACTCACCGGCGAGGACCCGGTGCAGGCGAACCGGAAATACGGCCGGACGTTCACCTTCACGAACCGCGCCCTGTTCGCCTTCTCCGCAAACGAGATCCCCACCGTCGGCGAGACCTCCCGGGCGTACGTGCAACGCATGATGCCATTCCACTTCTTCAACTCGTTCGCCGGTAACGAACGGCCGGAAATTGAAGAGCGGATGCTCCGCGAGGAACTCCCGGGGATTCTCCGCCGCTGGGTCTCGGCGTGGCGCCGGTTCTCCGAACGCGGGATCTACCTACCGGTTCCGGAGGACGTGCAGACGGAGTTCGAGACGTCGAGCGACCGAGTCGCCCGGTGGGTGCAGCTCCGGTGCGACGTGCACCCCGAGGCAATCGGGCAGATGGTCGGCGCGGACAAGGGAGAGACGATCTCCGCTCTCTACTCCTCATTCAAGATCTGGGCGAGGGAGGACGGACCGGCAAACGTCATGTCACGGCAGAAGTTCTCGGAGCGTCTCCGGCGCATGGATGGGGTCGGGGAGGTACGTCTCGCGCACCGGAACAAGAACCGGGGTCTGAACATCACCACGCGGACCGGAGAGGACCGGGAGATCGTTCATGTCCGTTCTGCCCCAGTGACTGACGGAGATGACCGGAATGCCCCGGTGACTGACGCGGATGACCCGAAGGCTTCCGGTACTGACGGAGATGACCGGAATGCCCCGGTGACTGACGCGGACGCACCAAATGAACCGGTGTCTACCAAGAACGTACGGAATGACAGCAATGTCGGTGTCCGTTCTGCCCCAGTCTCTACCGGAAACGTGACGGTTCGTCCCGGTGTGGGTGTGGGTGGTGTTGGTCGAACCCCGGTAAAGGGCATAGCAGTGGTTCAGAACAAGATCAACGATCTTTCCTCTGAAACTCCCTCATGGACCGAATTCTCTGATAAGACCCACACCGCCAACACCGCCCAGGTCAGAGATGGTTCTTATACTCACACCGAAGTCACACCCCCCAGGTCAGGGGCCACACCAAGACCCACACCGGGGCAAACCGGTACATCTCCGATAGACACTGGGGCAAAACCGGACACCCCCGCTCCCGCGCCCCCCGACAAGACAGGACCGGCCGTGACTTCGAAAACACCCACACTTCCCACACCCCCCAGGTCAGAGCACTGCCCCGACCCGTTCGCCGACCACACCCCGCCTCCGTCCGCCGTGCCGGTGGGTCTCGACCTGGAGGCATGGGACGCGGAAGATCTCTTCCGTCACGACACCCCGGTCCTCGGTCCGTACGTCCGTCTCGTGGGTGCCGGTCCGGTCGGAGACGTGGCCACCGGTCGCGCGGAGGTTCTCGAACGCATCCGGGGAGACAACCCGATCGTGGGCGTGAACCTCGCCCTGTTCGATCTCCCCGCCCTTGACGTGCACGAGGGGATCCCGGTGGAGGAGACGATCCCCCGGGCGCATGACATCCGGTTCGTGGCATTCCAGGACGACCCGCCGACGAGTTACGAGACGAAAGCCGGGCCGCATTACAAGCACTACAACCTGGAATCGCTCGCCAATCGGTATCTCGACGACCACAAGTCGGATCTCGGAAAGGCACTCGCCAAAGAATACGGCGGGTGGGGACATATCGCGTACGAGGACGCGCGGTATCACGACTACTGCCGGGACGACGTAAACAAGGCTCTCCGTCTCGCGGACGTCCTCCCCATGACCGACTACGACCGGCGGGAAATGCGCGTGGCCGCGATCCTGGCGCGCGCGTCCATCGAGGGGTTCCGGGTGGACGTCCCGGCCCTCGAACGGCGGATCACGGAGCAGGCGGAGCAGACGGCCGCCGGTCGGCAGATGCTCCACGACCGGTTCGGGTTCCCCACCCACACCGCCGACGGGAAGAACGTTTCGAAGGCCCCGCAACGGACGGTGGCGGGGAAGAGGGCGTTCGAGGAGGCGCTGAAGTCGTTCGGTGTGGATCTAGGTGACTGGCCCCGTGGCAAGGACGGGTCCCTCTCCCTCGGCAAAGAGATCATGGCCGAGGCGATCGTGTGGGCGGAGACGGAGAACCATCCCGCCCTGGCGATCATGAAGGCGGTCGCCGAGATGAACGGCCTCCGCTCGAACGCGGCCAACATCATGCGGTGCGTGGTGGGGGACCGGGTCCACCCGAGGTTCGAACCGTTCCAAGCGTTCGGCCGGTGGTCGGTCACCGAGCCGGGCCTGACGGTGCTCAAGAAGAGCTACGAGGACTCCGACCGGATCTTCATGCTGCCCGACCCGGGCGAGGCTCTCGTGTCGTTCGACGCGGACCAAGTGGACATCCGGTGCGTGGCGTTCCACTCCCAGGACCCAGGTCTCCTCGCGATCATGCAGGACCCGGACCGGGACATCCACTCCGAGATCTCCGATCTCGCGTTCGGCGATCATGAACCCGATCACCGGTTCCACGCCAAGTCGTGCGACCTGGGATGGCTGTACGGCCGCACCGTCAACGGTCTGGCCAACACCCCGGGGATCACCCGCGAGGCGGCCGAACGGGTGGACATGACGATGCGGACGCAGTTCAACTCCGTGCCGGACTGGCAGCATGACGTGCGGCGGGCGGCAGAGGGCCGCGCGTTGCTCGACAACGGGTTCGGGAGGCACTTCCGGTGCGACGAGGGCAGGGAGTACACCCAGGCACCGGCGGGACACGGTCAGTCGATGACACGGGACGTGGTGGCCGAAGGACTCCTGCGCATGAAGGACCGGCACCCCGAACTGATCCCCCGTCTCCGCGTCGTCGTCCATGACGAGATCGTGATGTCCATCCCCAGGGCTGATCTTGAGGACGTGAAGCGGGCGGTGATCGAGGATATGACGATCGAACGGGGCGGCGTGCCGTTCACGTGGGGATCTTCCCCCGCCGGAGACAACTGGGCCGAGTGCTACAAGAAGTGATCATGCGCCGACCGGTCGTATGATGGTGATGGACGAGAGATAGGACACAAGGGATCATGACGCACAGCATGGACGGGTACGACGACCCCCACGGGCGTGAGTTGGATCTTGCACCCCGTTGGGACGCGGCCCCCGGTGGGTGGGGGATCGTTCAGGTGAGGATCGCGGGTGCATCGGCCCGCCGGACCTACGCGTACGAGACGGACGAACCGCTGATGATCGGTGACTGGGTGACCATCCCCGGCAACGTGGTCAACGAGTTCGGAGGGTTCGGGGTGGTCAAGAGCTATGGCCGCGACGGGTACACCGGTCCCCTGAAGAAGATCATGGCGAAGATCCCCGAACCGCCGGAGCTGATGATCCGCATGTCCGTGGTCAAGAGCAAGGACCGGGCGGCGGAGATCTACGATCAGGCGGTGCGCGATGGGTGGCGCGGTGACCGGCTCACCGCGCTGGCGGTCCTCGGTGAGTCGCGTCTGCGGTCGCGGGGTGTGCGATGATCCTTCTCTGGTTCAAGATCATCTCGTACAAGATCTACAAGATGATCACCAAGGAACCCTCGAACCGTGCCGACACAGGGGCAGAGATCGATGTTCCGCGCGCACACGTGAGCTGTGATCATTGCCTGCACGAGGCGCACGACCGGTCGTGTGCGGAGTGCGGGTGCACGGCGCGACCGGACCTCCCGGACGGGGATGCAGGCGTGCATGTCGGCCTCGACCCGTCCGCTCCCGGCGGTATCGCTCCGGTGTTCGCCCGGGACGCCCTCCGTCTGGCGGCTCTCGACGAGGACCGCCGGGCGCGGGAGGAGGCCGCCGGTCTCGACCCGTCACGGTGCCCGTGCGGCGGCCGTCACTTCCCCTCCGCCGACGCGTGCCGGTGGTGCCTGTGCCACGACCCGAGCCGGGTGAACCACCTGAGCCAGGAAGCGGTGGACCGTCTCCGGTACGACATGAGCGTCCCCCCGTTCCCGACCCACCCCGTGGCAGAGATCATCCGGAACAGCTACCGTCCGTGCTCGGTGTGCGGCGCGCCGGACCATGCCGGGGTGACCCACCCCGGGACCGTGGACGGGATCATGGACACCGGGCGCGAGCGGTTCCCCGGACTGGAGACGATCACCCCGGAGGACGTCCACGCCGAGATCATGGACAGCTCGCCCGCTAAAGAGATCGTTGTGTGTGGCAGGTGTGGTCACCCCGACCACGGGGCCGGAGACGGCCGCTGCGCCTTCCAGGTGGCAAGCCGGATGCAGGACGAGGGGTTCCACATGTGCCCCTGCACCGTTCCCCGACATGACCCGCACAAGTGCGAGCATCAGGTGAGTGAGCATGTGGACAGCGGCTGCATGGTGACCGGCTGCCGGTGCGAGTCCTCGTACGGCACGGCTTGCGGCCGGGAGGGGAACTCATGATCTTCCTTGAGGTTCTCGCGGCTGCGTGCTGGATCTTCTACACCTTCTGGAAGTTGATGAAGGTGGTCCTCGACCCGCGTCTCGACTGGTCCGTCTCGCCCCTCGCCCTCATGTTCCTCACCGTCCTCGACGTGCGCAGGAAGCTGGCGTGATGTGGTGGTGGGTGGTCGGCATGCCGGTCCTGTGGTTCCGCCGGTTGCTGTGCCGCGCCGGTCTCCACGACGACATGACCGACGAGTTCGGCGGCTACTCCCCGGTGTGTTTCCGGTGTCACGAGAGGATCTGACCATGAAGGTGTGCTGCCCCAACTGCCACAGCGAGGACGTGAAGGCATCCCCGTCCGGCACGATCTTCCGGTGTCTCGCGTGCCTCTACTCGTGGGTGGTGGCACCGGCATGAGGGCGCGCCGTGCCGAGCACCCGGGGATCACGTTCCGGTCCAAGCTCGAAGCCCAGTGGTCGGCGATCTTCGATGAGATGGGGTGGACATGGGAGTACGAGCCCGTCCGGTTCGATCTTCCGTCCGGGATCTACATTCCCGACTTCAAGATCCGCCCACGGGCCGGTGATCCGTTCTGGGTGGAGATCAAAGGACCATGGCCGAACGCCCGTGAGTTCGAGGTGGCGACGGAAGTCAACATCTACGCACAGACTCCGTTGATCATTCTGTCCGGAGACGTGCCACGGCAGATCAACGGCGGCACGGCGTGGTGGTTCGACCCGGCAACCGACCGGTGGTCCATGCTGCGCTCCGAGGAGGGCCTGATCCGGGTGTTGTGGCCGGACGCGGCCGACCGGCCGGAACGTCTCGCCGGGTGGGATGACGTCCTGGAGAACGGACGCCGGGCGGAGATCATCACATGAGGCGACGTGGTCGCCGGACCTACTCAACGAGGAGCCCTGATGGATCATGTGCTACATCCCGCGCTGGTACGAGACGGTTCGCGAGGCGAATGAGATCATGCTCCGGCAGTGGCGCCGGGGCGACTGGCGGTTCGGTCATGTGGAGTGGTGTGCGCAGCACCACGCCTACCACCTCATGAAGGGCGTGGTCCGTGTTTGAGGAACTGAAGATCAGGATCAGACAACGGGGGATCGATGTGTTCGGCACGGTGCACGTCGTGCAGCTCGAAATGCCGATGATCGATTACGACACGGACGGTGTGCCGGAGAACGTGGAGGCGTTGATCCGGAAGATCTTCGAAGAGAAGTTCCCCGGCGCGGTGCAGGACCCGTTCACCGAGGTGGACCGGGATACCCTCCGGCCATGAACAATCCTTCGGATGTTCTTCCGAACAAAGAACTGAAGGCACTGGCGGCACATCACCGCCGGTGCCTTCTCTGCCGCTATCTGTTCGGGTGCCGTGTCTCCGACCGTCTCCTCACCGCATATCATCACTCCGTTCACATCCCCATGGAGGCGCCCGGTGCTCCGGTTCCTGCGGTACGAGAAGATCCCCCTCGACGAGCTTGATCTCTTCCCCGGCAACGCGAACGTCGGCAACGTCCCGGCGATCGTGGAGTCCTTGATCGAGAATTCACAGTTCCGCAGTCTGATCGTTCGCGAGGTGGACGGGCGGCACGTGGTCATGGCCGGGAACCATACGAAGCTGGCCATGGTCGAACACGGCGCACAGCTCTGCGACCGGGCGCGGCGGCACGCCGAGAACCCGGACGACAACCCTGCGTGCGGCCTGTGCGTGGACGATCAACCGTTCGACGGTCGGCCACGGTGCGAGATCTACGAATGCGACGACGACGATGCGATCAAGGTCAACGTCGCGGACAACCGGATCCAGGAGTTCGGGCACCGGGACGATCAGCTTCTGGCCGACCAGCTCGGCACGTTGGAAGATCTCGCGGGCACCGGTTACGACTACCACGACTACGAGTCGATCACGCACCGCCTCTTGGAGGGCAGCTACATAGATCAGCAGACGGCGGAGGTACTGGCCACCCAGGAACCGGTGAGCGCCCCGGAGCCGGGAAGCCAGGCACCACCCGACCCCCCTCGGGTCATCTCCCGCACCGTCCCCCTCGACGCCATGTTCTGTTGCCGCTACAACTCGATCTCCCTCGCGGCGTACGAGATGGGTTTCCTGCCCGGCATGATCTCGTCCAAGACCGATGCCTGGCGCAAGATCCTGGACCGCAACCCAGGCATCCGTATCGGTCTCATGGACAACGACTGGCACGACTACGATCATGCCGCGCACATCGCCGGGGTGACGGAGGCGAAACCGAAATACGCCACGGTCCGGGACGTCATGACCAAGGCGCAGTGCGAGGCGGCCGGGGTGGAGTTCTTCCCGGTCGAACAGATCCTGGACATGGCGGCCGAGGTCGCGGAACACGCCGACCACGTGATCGTGATCCCGAAGTACGACTGCCTTGACAAGATCCCCGAAGAGTACGTGATCGGGTTCTCCGTGCCCACGTCCTACGGCGGTACCCCCATGCCCGCCTCGATGCTCCAAGGACGCCGGGTCCACCTCCTCGGCGGATCATGGAAGAACCAGCGCGCGTTCCTGGAGATCCTCGGCGAGGACGTGGTGTCTCTGGACAACAACCACGTCTTGAGGATCTGCGAGTTCGGGAACTTCTCGTTCCCCGACGGGTCCACGTCCCGTCTCGCCAATCTCGACCCACGGATGCCGCGCACCTGGCAGGCCGCCGCGATCTTGTCTCTTGCCTCCATCCGGGACGAACTCAACGCCCGGTATGCGGCAGGGATCACGTCGGCGGCCGACGAGGTGCCGGACGTGACGGAGTACGTGCACGACGATCAAGAGGACAACGAGGAGACGGAATGACCAAGGTTCTCGGAGAACGCACGAGCGCCCCGATCAAGGCGGCGGATCTCGACGTGATCGACGTCGACAACCTCGCCCGGCCGGTGCGCTACACCACCAAGGAGCTGAACGCCCTCTGCCCGGTCACCGGCCAGCCGGACCAGTACGAGGTGATCATTCAGTACGACGCGCCGGGGAAGACGATCGAGTCCAAGTCCCTGAAGCTCTACCTCTGGTCGTTCCGGGACCGGGGGATCTTCGCGGAGGATCTCGCCGCGACGATCGCGAAAGATCTCTGCAAGGCGTTGCGGTTCCCGGTCCGGGTGCATCTCACGCAACAGGTCCGGGGCGGGTTGGTCCTGGAGGTCGACGCGTTCGGAGAACCGGTCATGGGGAGTGACGACGTATGAAGGCGATCATCTGTTTCTCCGGCGGGATGGACTCCACCGTCCTCGCCACGTCGTACCTCCACCAGGGGTACAAGCTGGGCCTGTTGTCGTTCGACTACGGGCAACGCCACAAGGCGGCCGAGCTGGCGGCCGGTGCGCGCGTCGCCGGGTATCTCGACAACCTCGGCATCGCGCCCGTGTCCCGCCAGGTGGTCGATCTCGGGGTCCTCGGGGATCTCCTCCCCGGTTCCGCGTTGACGGATCCGGAGGTCGACGTGCCGGACGGGCATTACGCGGCCGAGACGATGCGCGCCACCGTGGTCCCGAACCGCAATGCGATCATGGCGAACATCGCGATTGGGGTTGCGTCGGCGGTGGAGGCGGACGTGATCGCCCTCGGGATGCATGCCGGGGACCACGCGATCTACCCCGACTGCCGACCCGAGTTCGTCCGGGCGTTGCGTCAGACCATGGTCCACGCCCTCAAGGGGTTCCACACCCCGCGTCTCGACACGCCGTTCATCGGCATCAGCAAGACCAACATCGCCCGCCTCGGGGACACCCTCGGCGCGCCGGTGCATCTCTCCTGGTCCTGCTACAAGGGCGGCGATTTGCACTGCGGCACCTGTGGCACGTGCACAGAGCGCAAAGAGGCGTTCAAGGACGCCGGTGTCCATGATCCGACGGAGTACCTGGCGTGAGCTACACGATCTGCAAGACGTTCCGGTTCGAGGCCGCGCACCAGTTGCACGGCCTCCCGCCGGACCACCAGTGCGCCCGGATGCACGGCCACTCCTACCGGATCGACCTGGAACTCACTGAGTTGGGTGCCGAGTTGGACTACCCCGGGTTCGTGGTCGACTTCGGGCGCCTGAAGCCGTTCAAGGAGTGGATCGACAAGACCCTCGATCACCGCGTCCTGAACGAGATCCTGCCGGTCGAACCGACAGCGGAGAACCTCGCCGCATGGATCTTCTCCGTGGTCGAGATCGCCCTCCCGGAATGGATCTCCGGCAAGGTCGCGGCCGTGAGGGTCCACGAGACCGAGACATCCTGGGCGGAGTACCGGCCGTGAGGCCCGACTCCGTGGACAAGATCGTCGTCCAGTACTTCGGTGCCGTGACGGCGCAGCGGTTCGAGTACCGGGGCGTGGTGCACGACGTGCCGCGCCTCACCGTCTCCCCCGGCCTCCTGCGCGGTTACACCTGCCCGGCCGGATGCGGCGGGTGCTGTCCCCGCTTCTCGTTGGACTACCTGCCGACCGAGACGCGGCCGGACGGCACCACGCCCCGGATGATCGACTTCAACGGGTACCAGGTGGAGATCTTCTCGGATCTCCAGGACGACCACCGTTCCGACCGCTGCCGGAACCTGATGCCCGACGGCCGGTGCGGCATCCATCCGGTCCGCCCGTTCTCGTGCGACTTCGAGCTGATCCGGTTCATGGCCCGGCCGGGCACGGCGCACATGAATCAGCGCCTGTTCTCCCGTGGGTGGAACATGAAGCGCACCGACGGCGGCCGGGGCGCCAAGTGCGAGATGCTCCCGGCCGACCCGTCCACCGTGGCGGACGTGATCCGTAAGCTCGGCCGTCTGGCGGAATGGGCCGACCACTTCGGGATCTCCACCCGCACCGGCCTGATCGTCGACTGGGTGGAGAAGATCAAGGACGATCCCATGTCGGCCGACAACCTCGTCCTTCCGGGGAGGTCGCGGTGAGCTACCAGGACAACCACGACACCGTGACCCCGTCTCTCGTCGTCTCGGAGATCTTCGGGCCGACCGTGTCCGGCGAGGGCGCGACGTTGGGGCGCCGGTGCGGCTTCCTCCGCCTCATGGGCTGCAACCTTCACTGCACGTGGTGCGACACGGCGTACACCTGGGATGCGCGCCGGTTCGATCTCGTCGCGCAGGGCCACCGGATGACATGGCCGGTGATCGTGGAGCAACTGATCGCGATGAACGTCGACCTGGTGATCGTCTCCGGCGGAGAACCTCTCCTCCACCAGGACCAGCGGGCTTGGGAGTTGATCCTCCGCTCCCTGACCGGCGCCGGTATCGGGGTCGAGGTCGAGACGAACGGTACGAAGATCCCGAACCAGGCCAGCCGGGACTTCGTGCGCCGGTTCACCGTCTCCCCCAAGCTGGCGCACGCCGGTGATCCCGAGTCGGCGCGCATCGTGCCGGAGGCGATCGGTGCCTTTCGGCTGATCATGGACCAGCTGGGTGAGTGGAAGGACAGGGTGATCTTCAAGTTCGTGTGCGCCACCCCGGAGCACGTGGCCGAGGTGCAGCGCTGGGTGAAGATCTTCCAGATCAGGCCGGAGTGCGTATGGATCATGCCGGAGGGCGTCGACACTCCGGCCTTGTGCGATCATCTGGCTGTGATCACGGATCCTGCCGTGGCTGCCGGGTTCAACGTCACGACCCGCCTCCACATCCATGTGTGGGGCGACGAAAGAGGCCACTGATCATGTGCACTGACGCCTGTTCCGAGATGCATACCTACATCCCCGGTTGTGATCTCTCCGTGGGTTTCGCCGCGCCGACGGCGGCCGACATGTTCCGCGACGGCATGCGCGGCATGTTCTCGTACCTCGGTCTCGACCCGGACGGCGAGGAACTGGTGGACACCCCCGGCCGGTGGATCCGGGCCATGGAAGAGTTCACGCAGGGGTATCAGGAAGATCCCGGTCGGATCCTGGAACGGACCTTCCCCGTGGCCCGGTCCGGCGCGGAACCAATCGGCGTGTCCCATATCCCGTTCACGTCCATCTGTGCCCACCACCTGTTGCCGTTCTCCGGCACGGCGATGATCGCCTACATGCCCGGCGAGGGTGACCGGGTGGTGGGTCTCTCCAAGCTCCCGCGTCTTCTCGACGCGTTCGCCCGACGTCTCCAGACCCAGGAACGGATCACGGTGCAGATCACCGAAGCGATCGACAAGCATCTGTCGCCCCGGGGTGCGGCGTGCGTGATCCGGTCCGAACACGGGTGCCTCGCGCACCGGGGAGCACGGAAGCCCGGCGCGGTCATGGTGACCTCGTCCTTTACGGGATACTTCAGAGATCCGGACCGTCGGCGGGAGCTTCTCGACCTCATGCGGTGAGATTTGGATCTAGAAGGAAATTGAATCATGACGGCACCCGAACGATTCGAAGATCCCGAGCGGTTGGAACGGATCAGGCAGGCCGCACACCTGAAGGTGGTCGTCGGCATGACCTGGGACGATGCGGCGCGCGCCACCGGCTTCAACTCCCCCCAGGCGTGTTCGGCGGCGGTGAAGGCGCACGTCAAGAACCTCGCCCGGGAGACGGAGAAGGAGTTGGAGGCCCTCGTCCAGCAGTCGGACATGCGGTACGACGCCATGCGGCGCCGGGCTCACGCGATCATGGTGGCCGACCATCCGTTGGTGCAGGGCGGAGAGATCGTGAGGGACGACCAGGGGCGGCCGTTGCGGGACGCCGGTCCACAACTCGCGGCGCTCAATGCCCTGTTGAGAATCGAGTCGCAGTGGTCCGATCTGCACGGGATCAACGCCTCCAAAAAGCTGGAGATCGCCCTCAACGTCCGGGCCGACGTGGAGTCGAATCTTGTGGCAGAGGCGGTTCTCGCGGCGGCTGAAGCCCTTGGCTTGGAACCCCAACAGCGCATGCTCGCCCTGGAAGCGGCAGCGGCGCGTCTCGACGCGGTGGACGGAGAGGTGATCTCGGATGAGCAGACCCCTGAGTGAAGACGATGCGGCGGCCCGGCGGAAAGACGAGAACGGTTCATGGGGCGTGATCGTCATGTGCGACACCGAACAGCAGCAGATCGAGCTGCTCCAGCGCATGATCGACGAAGGCCGGGTCGTCCGCGCCCTGATCAAATGACCGGGTTCACGTGGCACCGGTCGACCGGCCATCCATTCGTCCCGTTGTGCATTCACAAGATCGACCGGTCCCTGTGGCCCATGTTCTCCCGCCACCACTACCTGAGCGCCGATATCAACTCCTCCGCACAGTGTTACGGCGGGTTCATCGGGGAAGATCTCGTGGCGTTCATGGCGTACATCCATTTCCCCCATCCCAAGGTCCGGAACATCAAACGCGGGCATCGCACCGTCGTCCTCCCCGACTTCCAAGGGCTCGGGATCTCCGGGGTCATGGCGGAAACCATCGGCCAGATGCTGCACGATCAAGGCTTCCGTTACCGGCGCGTCATCGCCCACCCGGCAGTGATCTCCTACTGCTCCCGGTCACCGCGTTGGAGGGAAACCACCAACACCTCTCGCAAGGTTCCTGACCGGCCGACCGGAGACAGGTGGAGTGTGGCGGGAGAACGGACCCCGGTGAAACGGATCATCGATCCCCGCGTCCTGTCCATGAGATCGTTCGAGTATGTGCCGGTGATCAGGTGAAGAGGGACATCGAGGTCTTTACGGAGATCAACGTCACGCCCCGGGTTCTCCAGGTGTCCGGCATGTTCGACGTCCCGGCGTCCGGCAGGGTCACCGCCCAGTGGAGTGTGGATCTTCCCATCGAGGACCGTGAGTGGAATGTCGGTCTTATCGTCGGCCCGTCCGGTTCGGGCAAGTCGGTCATGGCGCGCACATTGTTCCCCGAGGCGACCCGTGCCGTTCATTCCTGGGACGACCGGGCCCTTGTCGACTGCTTCCCTCCCGGTATGGGGATCAAAGACGTGGTCGGCCTCCTCACCTCGGTGGGTCTCGGTTCTCCCCCGGCGTGGATACGCCCCTACCGGACCCTCTCCACCGGTGAGGCGTTCCGCGCCTCCGTCGCCCGTACATTGGCCCAGGCCGAGGGAGTGTGCGTGGTGGACGAGTTCACGTCCACCGTGGACCGGCAGGTTGCGAAGATCGCCAGTCATGCGATTCAGAAGACAGTGCGGCGGCGCGGCCAGCAACTGATCGCCGTCACCTGCCACTACGATGTGATCGACTGGCTTCAGCCGGATTGGATCTACGACACCGGAACGTCACACGCGGCACTCGGCGGAGAAGATCCGGCGGTCATTGAGAAGATCAACCCCACCGGCCCGTGCGTCCACCAGACAAGGATCTCCTCATGAGTCCGAGTGACTTCAACCCGATCGGGCCGGACGCGTTCGATCTCGGTCATGATCATTGGGGCGCCTACTCCGCATGGGCACCGGACCGGGAACTGAATCCCCACCGTGCGCACCTGCCGGACGTGGAGAAGTGGGGGATCTTGATCTACCACAAGAACCCGGCCGGTAAGTGGTGCGCCGGGTTCTGCACCTTCGCCGGAGACGTGCAACGGGAGGTGGCACCGACGGCGGTCACGTGGGACGTGATCAGTTGGGAACCGTTGACGATCTCTCCGTCCGTTCTCTGTTCGTGCGGTGATCATGGTTATGTGCGCGAAGGGGCATGGGTGCCTGCCTGACATTACGGGGATCACGTACCATTGATCCATGGATCAAAAGTGCTGCACCAAGTGCAAGACGATCAAGCCTCTCGATCAGTTCTACCGGCGCAAGCGTGCCAAGGACGGCCGGACATCAGAGTGCGCCGAATGCCGGAATGCTGCGGTGAAGCAGTGGAGGATCGACAACCCGGAGAGAGCCAAGAAGATCGAACACAACCGGGCGCGCGATTACTCGAAAGAGATCTCAAGAACGAAGGCATACCGCGCGACCCCCGAAGGGAAGCGCCGGATGCGCGGGTACCGGTTGAAGGCCGAATACGGGATCAGCTTGGAGCAGTACGAAGATCTATTGGACGAACAAGGCGGGGTGTGCGCGATCTGCAAGCGTCCACCGTCCGGCGAGAATCACGCCAACACGTACCTGCATGTCGATCATGACCATGTGTCCGGCCATGTCCGAGGTCTTCTCTGCCACCCGTGCAATACCGCAATCGGTCTGCTCGGCGATGATCCGGAACGAATCCAGGCGGCGGCCAGTTACGTGCATCACAGATCGTAGGGGGCATGGGTCCCGGCGTAACCGGCCCGGCGTGCGGCCCCCGCTGCCGTCTCCCGCGCGTTCAACCCCCTCCCGGTCCACCCATACACACTTGTGCGCCCCGACCTCTCAGCGGGGCGCACAGCCTTTTGGATCTAGTCAAATTTAGATGTATGGGGTAGGTACAGCACCCGTAGATCAAAAGAGAACCCCTCCGGAGAGGGGTTCTGATCTTCACTTCTTGATCTTCCGATTGACGATCGACTTCGCGTTCGGGGTCCTGCGCGCTATCCGGGTGGCGGAGAAGAAGATTGCCGCTGCGACTCCGGGGGTCCTGTTCATGATCCCTGCTCTCTGTTGATTTGTCCATCTACTAGTAGTATGCGCCGAATTGACCCGGTTCAACCCGATTCGATGGTAAAATCTAAGAACTTTTAATGCTGTACCTACCCCATACACCTAACTGCGCTGGAGCAAGATCAGTCGGGTGGGTGAGACTCGAACTCACGATCTCTGGTTCCCGAAACCAGTGCCTTACCACCTTGGCCACCACCCGTGAGCGGGAGAACCGGGCACGCGCCCCCGGCTGCGATCGTTGACACCGCTCCCGCACGGCTGTCTGTGAAGCCTGCTGGTGCCAGCCGCAGCGGACCCAGGTGCATCGGAGGTGTGACGGCCTCCGCCAGGGGTCGGCCACGGGGGACGGGAAGACACCGAGTAACCCGTGATCACTGTCCCTTTGCCCGGCGCCCCTCGGACGTCACTCCTACTCACGCCGTATGCTGCTCACTGTATCGGACCGACCGAAGGATATGCATGCGGGTTCCTGCCGAGTTGGTGATCGTCCAAGACACGGTCATTCTCCAGAAGTGCGCACTCTACAAAGATCATTTCTGCGCCGTGGTCAACGCGCACCACATCTGCCCGAAGTCATGGTTCGAGGCGGCAGGGGTCCTGGTCGTCACCCCCATGATCACCCTGTGCCCGGTGTGCCACATGAACGTGCACGCGGCGATCGACGGGAAGATCAAGGGGCAGGATGTATCCATGATCCCGCCCCGTTGCCGGAGCCTCGCGGCACAGGCGTTCGATCTGGCGACCATGAACAACCTCACCCCGGGACTGACGCTATGACCACCCCTCCCGAACCCGACCCCAACTGGTCGTTCTCCCCGGACCACGACATACGGTGCCCCGAGTGCGACACCCACCTCCACGGCCTCAACTGGGTCCTGAACGACGACGAGACCGAGACGGTCGGCATGTCCCTCGTCCCGTGCGGCCATGAACTCCCCACGGTCCAATGGGAGTTGAAGTTCTCCGGCCGGGACACGGGGGAACGCCGGTACGGGCAGACGATCAGGATCCCGGCGTTCATCAGAAAGGTTCAATGACCATGGTTCATCTCGGACCGACGTCCACGACCAAGACCTACCGGCCGCGCGTCGGAGATATCGGCCTCGTCCGGATCTCCGGCGCGGGCGGCCGGATCATCCGGAGCCTCCAATGGGCCGACGGCTGCGGGTACGAGGACTACGAGCACGCCCTAGGGGTGGTCGAGAACGATCCCGCCGGAGACACCGGACCGGTGATCGTGGAGGCGGAACCCGGCGGGGCGGTGAAGGTCCCGTTGCATTACACCGGCGTCCGGTGGTTGGTCTGCCCGAACGAGTACCGCAGTGAGATGGTCCACTTCCTCAATCTCTGCGCCGACCAGAAGATCCCCTACTCCTGGCTCGACTACGCGGCGATCGGCGCCCGCCGGTTCCACCTCCCCGGCGGGTTCCTCCAGAACTACATTCGGACGTCCCAGCACATGATGTGTTCACAGCTCGTCGATTGGTGCGCCAGCCAAGCGGGTTGGCACCTGTTCGACGACGGCCGGTGGGAGGGTTACGTCCCTCCGTGTGACCTCAACAAGTTGTGGCACAAGCACTACGACCTGCACAACGGCACCGCCTTCCAGGGAGCTTGATCATGACCGTCACCGTCCGCCGGTACGAGAACGTCACCGACCCGCGTCTCGGCCGACACGTCCGCCGGGACGACCGGGACTTCGCCTACTCCGTGGCACCCTTGCCGCGCCGGGCGTTGCATTCCGTCGACTGGACGCGCCGTGTCCCGATCTTCAATCAGGGCCAGGTGGGGTCGTGCACGTTCAACGCGGCGGCCGGGTGTCTCGCCACCGATTCCTCGGGCGGCCGTACCGGCGCGCAGGTCGCGCACGTCACCCATGCCGACACGTTCGGCGTGTTCCGCATGGGCGATTACCAGGTGCAGGAGAACCCGTTCGTTCTCTCCGGGTACTCCCTCACCACCAAGATCGACCCGTTCCCCGGCGACTACCCCACCGAGGACACAGGGTCGGACGGCCCGTCGGCAGCGTCGGCCTTGGTCCTTCTCGGTCTCGCCGACCATTACACCCATGCCTTCACGTTGGACGCGGTCCAGACGGCATTGCAGTACGGGCCGGTGATGTGGGGAACCGTCTGGCTCAATTCCATGTACGACCTCGACGCGCACGACTGCCTGGTCATCGACACGTCGTCCGGCGAGGCGGGCGGCCACGAAATGGAGATCTCCGGCTGGGATTCCGACACCGGTCTCTACAAGATCCCGCAATCGTGGGGGGAGTCGTTCGGCGACCACGGATGGATCTATGTGAAGGAGCCTGATCTTGTGACTCTTCTCGGCATGCAGGGGGACATCACGCAACCGGTGTGGGCGACGGTTCCGAAGCCGGTTCCGGTGACGGCGCAGGCGTTCTACAACACGATCAAGGCGGACGCGAAGAAGGTGGGATTGAAGTGAGCCCGGAGCCCAACTACACAGAAGATCCAGGTGATTTCGACTTCGGCTCCCTCGACAAACCCAAAACGGAGGTGCTCTCTTCTCGGGCCATGCCGGTCTCGGAGGCGGCCAAGGCGTTGCGGAACGCGGCATCCGGCCGGGCCGGAGACGCGCGGGTGTTCAAGATCAATGCCGAGGGGTCAGTGGAGACACGCGGGTATTCTCCGGACGAGGTCCGGCAACTCATGTCCGACTGGCGTGATCACATGTTCGACTTCGGCCGCCGCGCGCAGGCCCTCGCGGGCACCATGGACGAGATGCACGACCCGGGGACGGGGGGATACCAGTGATCGGATTCCTGATCGGGTTCCTCGGTCATCTCGCCGTCTCTGCGATCATCGCCGGTCGCATGTACCGGCGTGAGTACGATCTCGTCTACGGATCACCGGCCCCGCAGATCTACGGCGGGAAGCACGGTCATGACGCGGCCCACCGGGCGGCCATGCGCGAGGCCATGCCGTGGTTCGCCTTCTGGCCGTTCTTCGGTCTCTGGGCAGGCATGGGGTGGCTGATCACCCTCGGACACCGGCAGTCGTGGGTCGAACGGGCCAACGAACTACGGAAGTTGGAAGAGGAGACGGGTCAACTCGCCACGCAGCAAGACCCGTTGGCGGGTCTCGACCGTACCGTGGGAGGGGGCATGACCGTCACCCATGACCAAGATGCAGCCCGGCATCCCTGCCCGTGCGGGTACGTCACGGAGTGTGGGATGCATTGCGGGGACGGACACGAGACCGGTCGGTGCCCGGCGAACCACTTCCCCCCGTTCCCGGTCGCGCGTCTCGGCGATCATCCCGAGTTCGGTGATCTCTCCGGTGCGGAGATGGTGGACTACGTCATCCGGGCCCGGCATCCGGAGAAGCTCGTTCAGCATGTGAAGTGCGGGAAGATCCGGGAGTACGAGGTGGGCACGATGAAGGAGCCCGGCCGGAAGATGTTCATCGACGACCGTGGCCACTGCTGGGAGGACGCATGACCAACTATGTAGATCTCGACGAGCTGAAGGACCGGGTGTATTTCGAGTCGGCCACGTTCGACCGGCGGTTCAAGTGGTCGGAGATCATGCCGGACCCGAAGGTCGCCCCGGTGATCGCCGGTGAGGGCGGAGAACCGGACCGGTGGGCCGACGGGTTCCGCCGGTTCCACCTCCTCGACTGCGCGCACCGGGACGTGGACCGTGACGGTGATCTCTGCACCCATTGCGGCCACGCCTTCGAGCACTCCCCGCATGCGGTGTGGGAGACGAAGGGCGCGAAGGCGGCAAAGAAGACGACGGCGCGGCGGAGGAAGACGAAGTGAAGCCGAAGCAGAAGATCTTGGTTCCCATGGCGCCGGAGCGGCGTCTCGCGGTGTACGCCCGGCAGCGGGGCGTGGAGGAAGATCTCTCGCGTCTCACCCCGAGGCAGCGGCGCCGGTACCTCAAGAAGATCCCGTACTGGCAACGGATCAAGAAGTGACGTACGACTTCCGGTCGATCGATTCGGAGAGGCAGAAGTGGGAGGACCGGATCAACGCGTCGTTTGCGTTCATCCGGTCCGTCGAACGGGTCTGCTACCACGCCGACCTCACCGTGTCCTACGAGAACGATCGATACGTCTCCCGGTGCGACTACTGTCCGGCCGTCTCGTCCGGCGTCCAGGCGCCAGGCATCCCCGCGCCGTTCTACTTCCGTGACGCCGATCCGTTGAGGCTTTGACCATTCCTGTTACGAGATCGCGACAATCGGGTTTACACTCTCGCGTCGGCTGGGGGCAGCTACGGGAGAGGATCACCTCCTCATGAGCACGCACAGGAAGGCCAAGCGGCACAAGATCGTCGCAGCAGTTGGTACCACGGGAGTGGCAGGGGTCGCGGCATTGTCGGCAGCGGCCCCTTCGCATGCCGCCTCCGTCTCCACATGGGACCGGGTCGCGGCGTGCGAGTCGTCCGGCAACTGGTCGATCAACACCGGGAACGGGTTCTACGGCGGGTTGCAGTTCACCATGTCCACGTGGCTGGCGTACGGCGGCGCGAAGTACGCGCCGAGGGCGGATCTCGCGACCAAGGCCGAACAGATCGCGATCGCGGAGAAGGTTCTCGCCGGGCAGGGACCGGGCGCGTGGCCAGTTTGCTCCATACGGGCCGGTCTCATCCGGGGTGGACCAATCCCTCAGCTCCGCACTGAACGGGCGCCAGCGGCCAAGCCACATACCCGCTCGGCACCCTCCACGACGAAGGTCGCGGTATCGGCGGGTGCGCGCGCCGTGGCATGGGCGAAGACCATGATCGGCACTCACTACCTCCTCGGCGGGAACGGACCCGGCGGGATCGACTGCTCCGGTCTCACCTCCTACGCCTGGCGGCACGCCGGGGTGAACATCCCCAGGATCGCGAACGATCAGTGGCACAAGCTCCCGCGCGTCTCTCTGTCGCATCTCGAACCGGGGGACATCATCGCCTTCGGGTATTCGTCCGGTTACGCCAACCACGTGGGTCTCTACGCCGGTCACGGAATGGTGATCGACACGTCATCGCACCGGTCGAACGGCGGGGTGGGGATCGCGTCTCTCGCGTCCCGCACCGGCGGCGGATCCTGGCACGCCCTCGGAGCGGTCCGTCCGGCCGGGAAGACCACCTACCGGTCGGTCCCGAAGTGGGTCAAGCCAGAGGCCGCGCCGGTGCACCCCAAGACGGAAACACCCCCGGTTGTGTCGGCCAGTTCCACGACCCACACCGTGGTACCCGGCGACACCCTGTCCCACATCGCGCGCCTGTACGACGTCAAGGGCGGCTGGCCCGCCCTCTTCCACGCCAACCTGCCGTTGATCGAGGAATGGGCGAGGAAGCACGGGGACGCGGCCGACGGCCACTGGATCTTCCCCGGCCAGGTGCTCACCATCCCGGATGCGCAGAAGACATGACCGGCCGGGAGGTCCGGGCCCTGTTGATCCACGATTCCGTGTGGCCTCACGTCGTTGCCTGCCTGAAGCTGCGCGGGATCGAGGTCCACGGGCCCATGCCTCTTGAGGAAGATCTCGGCACGGATGTGTGGGGGATGCGGCCGATCATGTACCCACCGGCGGTCAACGACCAACAGAATTGACACGACCGTGCCGATCATGCAGGGTAGGAGTCAACGCGTTGCCGACGGGTGACGCGGGGCGTGACGGAAGGGCCCTATGCAGAACGGGGCCCGAACGTGCGACCGGCGGAAGACAACCGCCGGGGTGGCTGGCCAACGGTGATCCACCCGGGCGGGACGGGAGTAGCGTCTCGGAATCTGTGTCCTCGCGGACTAACGGTTGACCCGGGGTTGAGTGGCCTATACCCAAGGACTGCACCCCGGTGGAGGTGGAATCCTCCCACCCACACAACCGCCCCCGGCGTGCCTCCTTCGGAGGAGTCCGGGGGCGTTGTGCTGTCACCTCTGAAGTGCCGGAATGAGCACATCGACGATCAACCATGCCGCGAGGATCGCGGCGAGGATGGTTCCGAACAGTTTCATGATCAGATCACCCCGAGCACGGCGAGGATCAGCAGGAGCACGAGCAGGCAGACGAGGACGTACAACAGGCCACCAGGCATGACGATCACCTCCGGGTGTCTCTCCGGACGGATACCCCGGTTGACATGATCTATCGTCGTGCTCATGGTTGGTCCGTCCACGGCACGTCTCGCGGCGCAGCGCATGAGGGATCTCGCGGCCCTCGCGCGCCGTACTGCCATGGGGTGGCAGCCGGAACCCCACCAGATTCCTCCCCCGGGCAACTGGTACGGCTGGCTCCTCCTCGCCGGACGTGGTGCGGGCAAGACCGATGCCTGCGCGCACGCCATGGTGGAGCACGTGAACGGTCCGGCGTGCATGCCCGGCCCGATCCCTCACTGGATGGCTATCATCGGCCCGACCCTCGGTGACGCTGTCCGCTCCGGCTACGAGGGTCCGTCGGGGATCCGGGCCCACGATCCCCGGGCGGTGAAGGTCACCCGGGACGGCGGAACGGTGATCCATTGGCCGAACGGGTCCGAAGCGAAGATCTTCGGTGCCCACTCGGAAGAGGACACGGACCGTCTCCGTTCCGGCGGTAACAACTGCTTCGTGTGGTGCGAAGAGATGGCGGCCTGGCGCTATCTGGATCTTGCCTACGCACAGATGCGCTTCGGTCTCCGCACGGGTCCCCGGCCCCGGTGGATCGGGTCGACCACACCCCGGCCGCGCGCGTTGATCAAGAAATTCGCCCAGAAGACTCCCCGGAACATGGTGATCACCCATGCCACGACCCGGGACAATCCCCACCTCGGCCAGGAGTTCTATGAGTCGTTGATCGAGGCGTACGGAGGGACGTCTCTCGCGGCCCAGGAGCTTGAGGGCCGGATCATCGACCAGGACGAGAACGCCCTGTGGGTGCGCGAGTCGATCGAGAGGAACCGGATCGACCTGGACGACGCGCCCCACTTCTCCAAGATCACAGTGGGTGTTGACCCGTCCGGCGGCGCCGGAGAACAGGGAGTCGTCGTGGCGGGCAAGTCGTTGTGGCTCCCGCCCGGGGCGGATGAGAGGTTGGTCAAGCCGAAGATCCACGGGTTCGTTCTCGACGACCGGACGTGCCATCTCAAGCCGGACGGGTGGGGGAAGCGCGTGGTGCGCGCGGCCGTCGACTGGGAGGCGGACGATATCGTCGTCGAACAGAACTACGGCCGCGACATGGCCATTGCCACCGTCCGGGCCGCACAGGAACACCTCGGGTACAACATCCCGATCAGGGTGGTCAACGCGACCCGGGGAAAGAAGGTCCGCGCGGAACCCGTCTCCGCTCTCACCGACAACGGCCGGTGGCACCACGCCGGTGTCTTTGACGACCTTGAGGACCAACTCTGCACGTGGCATGAGGAGTTGGACTGGTCCCCTGACCGTCTCGATGCCATGGTGTGGGATGCCTGGCACCTGAAGCTCGCGCACACCGCACCGGCAGGACCGGCGTCGATCGGGTCCAGTGCAGCGCGGAAAAAGATCGCCATGGGCTAGTGCTATGATCCGTCCGGCTCAATCCACCTCACGAAGGAACCCCGGCCATGGGAAGTGTCACCAAGATCTTCGGCAGAGAGCAGGCGATGTGGCTCGGCCTCGTCGCCGGTGTTGTCGGCGTCCTCACCGGTTTCGGGATCCAGGTCCCGGAGCACGCACAGGGCATCGTCACTGCCGTGATCGTCTTTGCCTTCGGCGTCTACAACGCGGTCAAGCTCCACGACGGCCTGAACGCCCTCGTGTCGCACGTCGCCCTCGCGCTCTTCTCCCTCCTCGCGGCCTTCGGTCTCAACTGGTCGGATCACAAGCAGGCTCTCGTTCTCGGCGGCCTCGCCCTCGTGACCGGGTTCATTACCCGGCAGGTCTCGACCAACCCGGTACCGGCGGCCGTCAGCCCGGCAGGGAAGCTGGTGGAATGAGCAAGCGGGCATGGGGGATCGTCGCGGCCTCGGTCGCGGCGGTCCTCGTGGCCCTGGTCGTCTTCCTCGTCCACGGGTCCGGGTCGTCCGGTCCGGACCTCGGGGCGTGCAAGAGGGCGATGCAGCGGCAGTTCGACTACGGCATGAAGCACCCGGACGCACCGGCGGGGACGAGGCCGCCGGAATGCCGGGGTGTGCAGGACAAGGACGTGCAGAGGTTCGCTGGCGAGATCATCGCCCACTACAACGGAACGGGATCGTGAGCAGGTCGAGGGGCGGAGCTGAGCAGAGGGCGTTGAACGCGGCCCGGCAGCGGCGCGACAACGGGGATCCCCTCCCTTTCATGCTGATCTTAAAGCAGGAGCGCGACCGGCGGGGAGTGATCCTGCCGGTGGGGAAGTCCCGGCGGAAGGTCGAGACGGTGAGGAGCGATCTTCTGTGTTCCGAGAACTGATCTTGTGGCTGATGCTCTCGGCCGCTTCCTTCCGTCTCACGCGCCTCGTGGTCAAGGACACGTTCCCGCCGGTCCTGTGGGTCCGCGACCGCCTCGCCGGTGGCTGGCGGCCGATGACCGACGCCGACTGGCGGGAGGTCCGGCAGCCGGGCGTGCCGGTCCTGGAGAAACACCCGGTCCCCTTCCAGGTGCAGGTGATCAACAAGGTGAGCAACCGCTGGGTAGAACGTGCGAAGTGGTCGCCGGACTGGCTGGCCGAACTGATCACCTGCCCGTGGTGCGCGTCGGCGTACGTCTCGGCGTGCGTGGTCGGCGTGACGGATATCGTCATCGGCCTCGCCTGGCCGTGGCTCATGGCGTTCGCGGTGTGGGCCGTGGCCGCTCCATTGGCAGCAAGGGAATGGTCATGAACCTCAACTGGCCTGCGGCCGTAGTCGCTCTCGGAACGATCGCCCTCGGAATCGGGGCGGTCAAGATCCTCCGGAGGAAGAAGAGGAAGATCAAGTGACCGAACCGCAAGGACCCCCGCCGTTCGACCCGGCTCACCCGTCCGTCTCGAACCAGGTTCCGGCGTGGCTGTTCACCGGCCGCCACAAGGGCCCGCAGGGTGATCTTCTCCTCTTGACGATCAGGGTCCCGAACGCCACCGTGACGGCGGTCATGAGCAAGGCTGACGGAGAGGCTTGGATCAAGCAGATCCAGGGGGAGTTGGATCAGATGTCCTCTTTGACCCTCGCCCCGGCCAACACACCCCTGCCTCCCATGAATGGCAAACTGCCCGGTCCCTGATCTACACTGGGCAGTGCCTATCCGGGTCATGAGGCCCCGGCGGTCTTGATCCCTCCGCCGGGGCTTCGTTGTGTCTATGCACCGGGATGAATGGCTATCCGGTCACCCAGCGCGAAAATAAGACATGTTACCAATACGTAGGGTGAAAAAACCTCTGGCTGCCCCGCTAACGAGATCGTTTAGGGTCCAAGGTATGAGTGGATAGGGGACCTGCTGAGCGGGATTTGCCCTGGTCAGCGCTTGATCGTCTTCTTGATATTACCGAGCGGTAACCGGATCTTGCATAACCATCACCGGGTCAAGATGATCACTACGGTCATGATCCCCACGATCGCGCCGACGGCTGTGATGATCCATCCGTACGCGGCGCCGATTCCCGAGCCGCGCCCCTCCGCCCGGGTCACCCGGCGGGCAAGATCGTTCACGATCTTTTCGAGGGCGTCGAGTTGATCAGTGGTCGCTACCCCGGTCCGCAGTTCGTTGAGCAACTCGAACCGCTTGTCGGCGGACATCTCGGCCTTGTCGACGGCCTCCTTCGCGGCCAGCAGCGCGGCCTCGACCGCCTTCCCGCTCGCCTCGTAACGCTCTTGGTACCGGCGGTCTCGTTCGTCGATGATCTCCCGGAGGTGATCACACTCGGGACACTCGGACATTGGACGTCTCCCCGGTCCGTGCCATCATGCACTCATGTTGATCGCTGTCCAGGACCCCGTCAGCATCGCACTGATCCAATACGGGGCGGTCGGTGCTATAGCGATCATGGCGTTGTTCGCAGTTCGCGTGCTCTTCAACCGGATCACTGAGCAATCGGCTCGGGACCGGGACCGGGCCGACCGGCTGGAGGCAGAACTGCGGGCCCTGAACGAGGCAGTACGGACTGAGTATCTCGGGACGCTCGCCAAGGCGACTGACGCGATTGCGGACGCACTCGCGCAGCGCCGGAGGGGATGAGCTGACCATGGCGCGACCGACGCCGGTAGACGAGCTGGTCAAGGAGTCGATCAGGCTACGCAGGGAACTGGAAGAGCGGGCACGGCGGTTGAGCGACTTCGCCGATATGCTGATCAAAGAAACGCACGAGGGGGATGAGTATGAGCGCGGACGAGAAGACGGAGCCGCCGAAGAACGGGCCGATTCAGAAGAGCGACCGTCTTCCGACACTGATCACTCTGGCTGAACAGCTGATTGCAGAGGTCGACGAGCTGTCCAAGGACAGTGGCAAGCAGTTCGTGTCTCTGGCGAAGCGCGCCCGGACGAACCGGATGCTGATCTCCATCACCGCTGCCAGCGTCATGATCGACATTGTCCTCACCATCGTCCTGACGGTGATCGGAGTCGGCATGCAGCGCAACACGGACCGGATCGACCAGCTCACGCAGCGGCTCGACCAGGCACAGACGGTGCAGAGGCAGAAGGCCCTCTGTCCTCTGTATCAGATCTTCCTCGACTCCAAGTCGGCGGCCGGACGCAATGCGGCCCCGGACCCGAAGAAGTATGATCACGCCTTCGTGGTGATCAAGCAGGGGTACGAGGCCCTCAACTGCGATCAGTACATCACCGGCACTCCGACCCCGGAGCCGCCCACTCCGTAAGGGATTCCTCGCCGATCACGGTACTCTGTGGCCGATCAAGGCCGGGAGGATCACCATGGCGTGGAACCCGTTCGCCCGGCGATCGACGCCGGAAGAGGCGCTGACCGCTGCTGCAACCATCGTTGCCAAGCCGCGCGGCCCGCTGATGAAAACCGACGAGTCCTGGCAGCGGGAGGCATGGGAGTTCTACGACTCCCTGGGCGAGTTCAACACCGGTGTCTCGTGGCTGGCGTCCATGATGTCCCGGGTCCGGTTCCGCGCGGCCAAGCTCGACGTCGATCTTGACGAACCGTCGATCTCCGATGTGAAGCCGACGGATCTTGCGGCCACCCTCATGCGCGACCTCGCCGGGGGCGTCAGCGGCCAGGCGCAGATGATCAGGGGTCTGACCACTCAGCTCTCCGTCCCGGGCGAGGGATACCTCGTCGGCGAGCAGCTCACGGAGAAGTCGTTCTCTTGGATGGTCCGGAGCAATGAGGAGGTCCGCGCCACCGGCAGCCACTTCGAGGTGGTCGGCGACCGCATCCCCAACGTCCGATGGGTCCCCCTCCCCGAGAACTCCCTCGTGGTCCGGGTCTGGCGTCCACACCCGCGCTACTACCACGTCGCCGATTCCCCGGCCCGTTCTGCCCGGCCGATCATGCGGGAACTGGAGCTGGTCAACCGGCACATCACGGCGGAGTATCTCTCCCGTCTCGCCATGGCCGGACTCCTGATCCTGCCGGAGGAGGCGTCGTTCCCGGTCCGCGAGGAGTTCGCGGACGAGCCTGACGCGTTGTCTCTGGAGTTCGTGGAGATCGCGGCCGAGTCGATCCGGGAGCCGGGCCATGCGTCCGCGATCGTCCCCCTCTTGATCCGTGTCCCGGCCGAAGTCGCGGAGAAGATCCGCCACATCGACTTCACAGTCAGGATCGACGAGAAGGTCATCGACCGGCGTAACTCCGTGATCGAGCGTCTCGCCAACAAGCTGGACATCCCGGCTGAGATCATGACCGGCCGGGGCGCGGTGAATCACTGGACGGCATGGAACCTCGACGAGGCGGCCCTCAAGACCCACATTGCCCCCATGGCCGAGTTGATCGCCCACTGCCTCACCGTCGGGTATCTCCAGCCGCGCCTTGCGGCATCCGGGGAGAAGGACGTCGGGCAATGGGTCGTGTGGTACGACCTGTCCGAACTGGCGATCCGGCCGGACCGGTCCGAGAACGCGATTCAGGCGTACGACCGTCACGAGATCGACGGCGAGGCCCTGCGCCGGGAGACCGGTTTCGACGAGGACGACGCACCCGAGGGCGACATTCTCAAGATCCAGATGCTCAAGGCCCTGGTCCGGACACAGACCAACCCGGCCATGGTCGGCGAGGCGTTCGAGGCCCTCACCAAGGCGGGGATCTTCACCGAGCCGGTGGCACCGGTCGCGCCGACCGGCGGCGCCCCGGGTGCTCCACCCGGCCAGGGACCCCCGCCGGAGAAGACGACAGGGGAGGAGACCGGTCCGCCGAACGAGGGGAAGGTCCCGTCTCCGCCGACGAAGCCCCCGGCGGAACCGGCCAAGACAGCGGCACAGCTCGAACATGCCCTGAAGCAGGCGAGGACTCTCCACGCGGTCCGGTTCTCCGGCACGCGCGGCCCGGTCCTCCTCCATCCGCCCCTGTGCTCCGAGAACGCCTACGGGTGCCCGTTCACCCACGCGGCCGAGGAAGCGTTGATCACCCAGCTCTCCACCGGATCGTATGAGGCGAAGCTCGACCCGTTCGGACGTCTGATCATCGGTGCCGGTGTGCCGTGGCTCGACACGTCCGGATGGATCACCACGGAGACGACCATCCTCAAGAGGCCCGGCCGGAAGGTGGTCACCAGTGGCTAATGATCACCTGAACGGCGGCATGATCGCCCTCATGCCGACGGCGGAGGACGCGGCCCGTCTCGCGGTCAAGGGCGGGGAAGCGCCGGAAGAACTCCACCTCACCCTGATGTATCTCGGGGACGACGGATCCGCCTACTCCCCGGCGGCGCAACAGGAGATCATCGGTGCCCTCATGCTGATGATCTCCGAGTTCCCGCCGATCACCGCGAAGATCTTCGGTGCCGCGCACTGGAACGGCGACGGAGACACCCCGTCCTGGGTATGGTCCGTCGGTGACCAGGCTCCGCCGGACGGCACCCCGCCCCTGGAGGCATACCACGACGTGGCGTGCGAAGCGGTGTTCGTCGCGGCCCCCGTCGGCGTGACGATCCCGGCGCAGCATTGCCCGTGGGTCGCGCACATCTGTGCGGAGTACTCGGACGACCTCACCTTGATCAAGGAACTGGAGAAGCGCCTCGGGCCGGTGACGTTCGACCGGGTCCGCGTCTCGTTCGGGGATCAGGACACGGACATCCTCCTGACCGGGTCCATGACGGCGGCCGGACAGCTCCGACGGAAGCTCACCGACTTCGAGATCGCCTCGCGCGCCGACTTCGCCATGATCGACAAGCAGTGGGACGATGCGGTCGGATCCGCTTTGCACGACTACGTGATCGCTGAGGCGGAACAGAGGGCGGAGATCCGGGAACAGATCACGAAGGCCGTCGACACCGACAACCTCGCGTCTCTTGATCAGCTCCACGTCGACACGGACCACATGGCGGCCCTTCTCGCCGACCACATGACCCGGTACGCGGTCAAGGCGGGGAAGGAGATGCAGCGCGAGGCGGAGAGCCAGGGGGTGAGGGTTCCGGAATGGGACCTCAGCGGGGCGTTGCTGGCCAGCAGCGGGGCGGACGTCATCAGGTCGGTCGCCCGGGTAACGGCCCGCGCGCTGGGCCTCTCGCTGGTGCAGAGCGCCGGTCGGCGGGCCCTGACGTTCGTCACCGGCGGCAGGTCCGGGAAGGACGTCGCGGCGAAGGTCGACGAGGGCTTGAAAGATCTCTCCACCCGCACCCCGCGAGACTTCATCTCCTCCGCCATGTCATCGGCGCAGAACACCGGTCGCATGGCGGTCCTCAACGTCGCTCCGCCCGGGGTCTACATGGCCTCCGAGGTGCTCGACAAGAACACATGCGCGGCATGCCGGACGATCGACGGGACCGAGTTCACGTCGCTCGCGCAGGCGGCCGAGGCGTACCCGGCGGGAGCCGGTGGATACGTCAACTGCGCGGGCGGCGGCCGGTGCAGGGGTACGATGATCGCCGTTTGGGGATCAGCGGAGGTAGGAAGTGCAGCCCAGGAGGTAGGCATGGCCACCGTGACCGAGAACCTCGGCGGAAAGCCGAACCCGGGGACCAAGAAGGACAAGCGGCTCAAGGAAAACGATCAGTACGAGAGTGAGACCCTCGCCACGGACGACTGCGAGGGCGAGGACTGCGACGAGAACATGTCCTCCGAAGCGCATCTCTCGATCACCGAGATCGTCAACCTCGCCTGGGACGGGTCCGCGTCCCGGTTCACGCCGGAGCAGTATCAGAAGGCGTGCGCGGCCTGCGACTCCGGGTCCGGCACCCCGAAGGAGCGGTGCTTCCTCCCCCACCACGAACCCGGCGGGGCCCTCAACGAGGACGGTCTGTCGGCCGCTGCCGGTCGTATCTCGTCTCTGTCGGGCCACGATCCGGCGGCCGTGGCGCGCGCCAAGTCCCACCTCCGTGGGCATTACAACAAGATCGGGAAGCCGGTCCCGTCGAACCTGAAGGCCACGAACGAAGAGGTGGCAGCGCTCGCGCTGGAGGACGATTACGACCTGATCATCTGGGGTGCGCCGGTGGAGGCGTTCGAGGACACCGGATGTCCCCCGAACATGATGAAGGACCCGGCGACCGGCGAGTGCGGACCGATGAAGGCCACCGGCGAGACGGCGCCCTGGAAGGGCGTCCTGGCGGTGGAGGACCAGGTGACGGGAGACGGCCGCGAGTTCGCCGCCGGTGCTCTCACGTGGGCCGACCCGATCGAGCCCGGCGAGGTGCTCCTCCGCTGGAACAAGGAAGACAGCCACGGCGGGGAGCCGCACACCACGGCGGTCACCGTCGGACGGATCGACAAGATCTGGCGTGACGGAAACATGATCATGGGTCAGGGCGTGTTCGACCTCGGGTCCGACGATGGGGCGGAGGCGCACCGGCGGGTGGAGCAGAAGTTCCTCAGGGGTGTGTCGATCGACGCCGACTCGATCGGCCAGGCGGACGTGGAGTTCGTGTGGCCGGAGGGCGCCATGGCGGAGGAGGGCGAGGAGGTGGACATCCTCGCGGCCCTGTTCATGGCACCCGAGAAGGTGGTGTACCACGGCGGCCGGATCCGCGCGGCGACCCTCTGTGACATCCCCGCCTTCAAGGAGGCGTACATCGCCCTCATGGACGACACCGGCGCGATCGTCGCCGGTGGCGCTCCGTCGGCGGATGAGATGACCGAGCGGGAACGGGAGATCGAGCGGAAGCTGATCCGGCCCAAGCCGGATCGTCTCGGATCCGCCCTTCTCGCCCATGGCGGCCCTGAATGGCGGCCCCCGGCGGAATGGTTCGAGAACCCTCAGCTCACCCAGCCGACCACGATCCACGTCACCGAGGACGGCCGGGTGTTCGGCCATGCCGCGCAGTGGGGTGCGTGTCACATCGGGTTCATGGACGTGTGCACCCAGCCGCCGCGCGAGGACGACTTCCCGTACTTCCTCACCGGCGAATTGATCGCCGACAACGGCAAGGTGATCACGGTTGGGCAGATCACCGTCACGACCAACCACGCCGACCTCTACGTGGCGGCCGGACCGGCGAAGGAGCACTACGAGAACACCGGGAACGCGATCGCCGACGTCCACGTGGGTGCAGACAGGATCGGCATTTGGGTTGCCGGTGCGATCCGGCCCGGCGCCGATCCCGCCCTGGTCCACGAACTCCGCGCGGCCGGTGAGGTCTCCGGCGATTGGCGGCGCATCGGCGGGCAGCACCGCCTCGTGGGTCTTCTCGGGGTGAACGTCGGCGGGTTCGTGGTACCCCGCATGAAGGCGCGCGTGGCCGGTGGCCAGGTTCAGGCTCTCGTCGCGGCCGGTCGTCTCTCGACCGCTCACGACATGCCGGTGAAGGTCGACATGGATCTCCAGACGGCCCGTAGGATCGTGATGGACGATCTTTCCCGCCAGATGAATGAGGGGAGTGAATGACGATGTGCGGTTGTGGTGGCCAGGTTCCCCCGCCCCCTCCCCCGCCTCCGGTCGGCGGCCAGCAGCCCCCGGCGGAGCCGGAACAGAAGTAGTCCCCCGGACCGGGGTCGATCTTGGTCGGTCCGGCCCCGTGAGAGCCCCCGTCGGCGTGTCCTCGTTCGCCGATGGGGGCCTCTCTGTGCCCTCATATGTGCTTTGACCAGGCCATTCGAAAGATACTCGATCTTTGGAAGATTCGTGATCAGGTGCTACGGTGCGGCCCGAACGATCAACGACAGCGTCTGCTCATTCCGGAGGTCATCGTGCCCGAGCAGCTCGAACGCATCACGGTCCCGGGCAATCTCATTCCGCTCGAAGACGACGAACTCCAGACGCTGCACGACAACGTGCTTGCAGCGTTCAACGATGTCCGGGACAAGGGCCCCGGCCACTACGAGGAGACCGACCTCTCGTACGCGTACGAACTGCGTGACGGTCTTTCTCGGGTGAAGGCCGAGATGTCCGCCCGGAAGGTGCGTGCCGAGCAGACGGCCGCCAGCCAGGCTCTCAAGGCCGAGCGCGTCATGAACGAGATCAACGAGTCGATCAACGGCGCGGCCGAGGGCACCCCCGAGGCGGTCGTCCAGCAGGCCAAGAGCGACCTGGAGCGCGAGAAGGCGATCGCGGCAGCGGCGGCCCAGGGCGTCACGGACGCCATGATCAAGCTCTTCGGCGACCGGCGTGGCAACTTCATGCAGGTCACGGAGCGGGCCCCGGCGTCTCTCGGTGCCACCCAGCAGAAGGCCCCGAAGGTCGACGTACCCCAGCCCACCCTCGGCGTGACGGCCGCCGGATCCGGCCAGGCCCTCACCTCGCTGGAGTCTCTCGGCGACGCGTTCACCCGCATGGCCGGAGACATCCCGGTCACTCAGCTCGGCCGCCACGCCCCGCGCCACAAGGTCGCGTCGATCGCGAACGACTTCAAGTACCGGGCCGACCGGGACACCTCGCCGTACGTCCTCCAGGAGTACATGGACGAGATGATGTCTCAGGACGGGTCCCCCGCCCTGACGGCCGCCGGTGGCTGGTGTGCACCGAACGAGATCCGTTACAACTTCTTCAACATCGCCGAGGAGCCCTCCGGCATCGTCGACCTCCCCACGGTCGGCGTGACCCGAGGCGGCCTCCAGTGGCCGGTCTCTCCCGCCATCGGAGACGTGTTCTTCCAGGCGGGCGGCTCCAACCCGGCATCCGGCTTCGGTGGCTTCGCGTTCAGCTTCGCGAACACCTCCGACCCGTGGCTGTGGTCCGAGACGGACGACATCCTCACCGTCACCGGCTCGGTCAACAAGCCGACCCTCCGCGTCCCCTGCTCGTCCTTCACGTCCGGTCGCCTTGAGGCGTACGGCATCACGCTGACGGCGGGCAACCTGACCGACTCGGCGTACCCGGAGCAGACGCAGAACTTCCTCCGCCTCCTCCGCATGGCGTATGCCCACGCGATCAACGCGCGCCTGATCTCCCTCATGGCGTCCGCGTCCACGGCCTTCTCGGGTCTCGGCGGTTCGGGCAAGCCTGCCTTCCAGACGATCCTGGACGGCGTCGAACTCGCGGCCACCGACTACCGCAACAAGTTCGCCATGGCGGACGACGCGGTCCTTGAAGTCATCCTCCCCAGGTACGTCCTCGCGGTGATCCGGGCGGACCTCGCCTGGAGGACCCGCCAGGAGGGCTCGAACTCCGTGCCGGACAGCACGATCCGGAGCTACTTCACTGACCGTGGTGTTCGCGCTCAGTTCGTCTCGGACTACCAGGTTCGCGGTTCCGGCCAGTTCGGCAACAACGTGACCACCCTCACCACGTGGCCGACCACGGCGGACATGCTGATCTACGCCCCCGGCACCTTCCTCCACGGCCAGGGCATGTCCCTGGACCTCGGTGTCGTGCGTGACTCCGTCCTCAACGCCGAGAACGACTTCACAGCTGCCTGGGCGGAAGAGACCCACATGATCGCCAAGGTGGGTCACGAGAGCCGGAAGTACACGATCACCTACGGCGTCGCGGGTGCCGGTACCGCCGACCTCTCCGCAGGCGCTCAGCTCTGATCATCGTCGTCCTTGTCGCCGGGTGGGATCACCGCCCACCCGGCGATCGATTTCAGGGAAGGCGGTGAATCATGGCCGGACCTCGCGTCGTCGTACCGGGCCCGTCCTTCACCCCGCTCCCGTACTCGCTGTGGGACGCGGTGCAGAAGCCGACGGCGGCCGACAACCACTGGCAGAACGGGATCACGTGGGTCGACCGGTGCGGCAACGGCGACACCCTGTACGAGGAGTGCATTGCGGTCACCGGGTCCGGCGGTTCGCCGACGGCGCAGGCGTCCATGGCGAGCAACATCACGCAGACGAACCGGGGTGCCACCCCCTTCGCCTGCTACGCCGAATTCGACTGTTCTCCGGTCGGCCTGGCCGACGCGCAGACGATCGCGGACGACTCGCTCGCCAAGATCCGGAACTTCCAGCTCGAACGGGCCTTCTGGTCCGGCACCGCCGGTAAGACCAAGACCGGCAACGTCGCGCAGACCACCGTGTTCCCGCACCTCGCGGCGAACGCGACCCTGACCGACCCGAACGACTCCACGATCACCCTTCAGCCGGTGGCCAACATGTCCGCCTCCGGCGGCGCGACCACGGACGTGGCCGACGGCCTCGGGCAGCTTCAGGGCGCTCTTGCGAGTGCGTACCACGGCGTCGGAGTGATCCACATTCCGACGGCGGCACTGCCCACGTTCGTTGCCTGGGATCTCGTCGAGGACCGTGACGGCGGGCTGTATACCCACACCGGTAACCGGGTGGTCGTCGGCCACGGGTACCCCGGCACGTCCCCGGCCGGGGTGGCACCGGCGGCCGGAACCACGTGGATCTACGGCACCGGGGCCGTGTTCGGTTATCAGGCGTCGGTCGAGATGGGCTCACTCAATGAGCTGTTCGACCGGTCGGAGAACACCCACCACATGGTGGCCCAGCAGGTCTACGTGCTCGGCTTCGAGTGCGCCCTGTACGCAACGCAAGTACAACTCGGCGTGCCCACATAAGGAGTTGAGACCGTGGCAACGACGACGTTCAATGCCGCTCCGATCAAGGGGCGCGTCTTCCGTATCGTCAAGCTGGACTCGTGCGGCAACCCGGTCACCGGCACCGGTTCGGGTATGCAGCTCGTTCACGCAGCGTTCACGCAGATCGGGCAGGACCCGCAGTACGAAGACGGCGTGGAGTTCTTCGAGAGGACGGCGTCCGGCGCCCTGTGCGTCAACCAGAAGGACGACCCGATCCTCAAGAGGATCAACCTGACCATCGACTTCTGCTCGATCAACGTCACCGGCGCGTCCTATATGGCGTCGGCAACCGAACTCACGACCGGGTCTCCCACCACCGGTTACGGCTTCGCCCTCTCCGAGGGCGCGTCGTCCAACCGGTACTCCCTGGAGGTCTGGCAGGAGGTCGCGGGGTCCGGCGCGTGTTCGGCCACCGGCCAGCAGCAGTACATCTACAACGCCTGGCCGAACGTCGGTGCGACCAAGGTCAACAACTACAACGTCGAACTTGCCCGGTCGACCCTCGAACTGATGGCAGAGACGCGCGCCGTGTCCGTGGCCTCGAACGGCTGGCTGTCCAAGAACGGATCCGCGTCCTGGCTCCCTGCCGGTATCTCCCTCGCGGGCACCGAGCACTGGCTGTGGAACATCACCACCACGGCGCCTCCGACGGCTGCGGTCAACCCGACGGCGAACCTCTGATCATGAGAGGAGTCGTCCTCAACCCGGGACCGAGGCAGTGGGAATGCGCCCACTGCCCGGTCACCGACGTGACCCCGTGGGACACGCCGAACCGGTACCACCCCTGCTCCGGCCTGGGCGGGATCACCGCCCCCATGATCCCGGCCGGGTCGGGGGCCCGGACACGCTCCGTGGTCCGAGAAGACTACGTGGGAGACGAGATCGTCCAGTACGACTGGTGGGGACGGCCGATCATGTCGGTCGTCACCGAGCGGCCGGACGGATCCAATGATGTGACGGTCCTTGCGCCGACTGCGCGCATGATCACTCAGGCGGTGATGTGACGTGGCATGGTCCGCCAGCAACGTCTTCCAGGAGTGGGTCAAGAACCCCCTCTTCAACGGCTCCGGCGGTACGCCCCCGACCAGCTACACCGGGTACCTCACGGACACGATGAACTGCGCCCTCTACGCGTCCGGCATCACCCCGGACCGCAACGCAGCCGTCGGTTCCACCGGGTACAACACCGGCGTGTGGATCACCGGTAACGAAAAGACCGGCTCCTCCGAATGGGTGGCAGGCGGCCGGGCCCTCGCGTCCAAGACGAACGCGGCCAGTTCCGGCACGATCACCCTCGACGCGGCCGACCTCACCGGGTCGGCATCCATCACCATGACGTCCGTGGAAGGCTGCCTGATCTACGACAACACGATCTCCGGCGGCACGGTGGCCAAACAGGGCATGTGCTTCCTGTGGTTCGGCGGTGCTCAGTCGGTCACGACCGGTACGTTCTCCGTCGTGTTCAACGCGGCCGGTATCGTCACGGCGACGGTCTGAGGAGTAGATCATGGCACGCACTCTCTACGTCGCCCCCGTCCCGCCGCTCAACACCGGCACGGGCACCGTGGCGAACACCGCTTCGATCACGGATGCGTCCCCGGCACCGCAGATCATTCTCCCCGCGAACCTTCTCGACGTCGGGCAGATCCTCCGGCTGAAGGCGTTCGGGGTGCTGTCCACCACGGGCACCCCGACGATCATTCTCGGGTTCTACTACGGCGCGGTGGCCGGTACCGCCCTGGCGGCGTCCGCTGCGATCACCACCGGCTCCGGCGTGGCGAACGTCCCATGGGAGATCGAATACGAGGGGCGCGTGCGGACCACCGGATCCACCGGCACGATCATGGGGCGCGGGACCATGCAGCTCGGAACGTCCGTGTCTGCGATCACGTTCAACCCGATTCCGGCCACGGCCCTGGCCACGGTGACGATCGACACGACCACGGCCAAGCAGATCACCGTGGGTGCCACGTGGAGCGCGGCGTCTTCTTCGAACACCCTGACCTGCCACCACTTCGGCGTCGAACTGATCGGCTGATCCCAGGGAGCAGTCTGGCCGGAGGCAATCATGGGCCTTGTTCAGACGAAACAGGGCTCTGCCGCTTCTGGCTCGCTGACCATCACACTCGACGCGCCAACGACGGCGGGCAATGCCCTGATCGTCATCCTCGCGTCGTCGGGCACCACGACCAACCCCACCTCGGTCTCCTCGATCACCCTGGGTGGCAGTGCCGGTAACTTCGTCTCGGTCAGTACCTTCGGGTCGGCATCCGACGCGGCGATCGGCGCGACCTGGCTCGACCTGAACTGTGTGGGCGGACAGACCTCCGTCGCTATCACCATGTCCGGCGGCTCCGGGACGATCGCGACCCTGGCCACGGTGTACGAGTGGTCCGGGTTGGTCGCGGCCAGCGCGTTCGACAAGACGTCCGGCGGAGTGAGCGCCGGGTCGACCTCGTGGACGTCCGGCACGACGGCGGCCGTCTCCCAGCCGTCCGAACTCCTGATCGGCGGATCCTTCGTCACGGTGTCCGGCAGTTCTCCGACGATCACCGGGCCCACCTCCCCGTGGAACAACCTCTCCCAGGTGTCCCAGGCGCAGGGGTCGTTCAACGACGCATGGATGAGCGGATATCAGGTGATCTCCTCGGGAGGCACCGCCACCTATTCGGGCACCGTCTCTCCGTCGAGCCAGTCGATCTCCCAGGTCAACACGTTCAAATTGCTGGTGGCCGAACCCACCCCCATGCTGCCGCTCTTCCTGCCCGGCGATGATCCCTTCAGCGGGATCAAGCCGTGGGGCGGGGTGGACGACTGGCAGCACGACGTGACCGTGATCGCCGGAGTGGCGTCGATCAAGTTCGAGGCCCCGACGTTCAACAACACCATGCTGCTCTTGGCTCTCGCCAATGAACGCGGCATGGGTGCGCGGGGAATCGGCGTCGATGATCCGGACGTCCGGCTCGATCCCCTCCTCACCCCGGACGACGTCACCGGCGGCATGGCTCCCTGGGGCGGCGCTCCGGACTCCGGCACCGTCTCGGCCGTGTCGGTGAACGCCGGAGTAGCCTCGGTCTCGTTCTCCGCCCAGGCGCCGACGGCGGGGATCTCGGCCCTGCCCGGCCAGGCGGCGATGACGATCACCGGGCAGGGACCGACGGCGGGCGTGGCGGCCCTCCCCGGCGCGTCCTCGGTTACCATCTCCTCTCAGGCCCCGGTCGTAGGTCTGAGCGCTCTTCCCGGATCGTCCGCTGTCGTCATCAGCGGGCAGTCGTCATCGGCGGGAATAGCTCCCACGGCCGGGGTGTCCTCGATCACCTTCTCCGCCAAGGACGCCCTTGCGGGTCCTGGTGGTGCCGCTGGCGTTGCGTCGATCACCTTCGCGGCCAAGGACGCGTCCACGGGTCTCGGGGTGAACGCGGGCGCGGCGGCCGTGTCGTTCTCCGCCCAGGCCCCAACGGCGGGCGTTACTGCCCTCCCGGGGGCCGCAGCCGTCTCGCTCACGGGTCAGCAGCCCATGGTGGGCCTGGGGGCCCTCCCCGGTACCGCTGCGGTCACCACGGCGGTCCAGCAGGACACGACCGGTCTCGGGGCGAACGCGGGCGCGGCGGCCGTCGCCTTCGCGGCCCTCCAGCCGACAGTGATCGCACTCGACGGGACCTACGACCCCTCCCCGCCTCTCTTCCTGCCGGACGACCCGTACGGAGGGATCTTCCCGTGGGGCGGCGCAACAGACGGATTGATCACCGGAGATCTTTCCGTAGGTGCCGGGGTGGCGACGATCACGATCACCGCCCAGTCGCCGACGGCGGGGATCTCGGCCCTGCCCGGCACGGCAACGATGATCCAAACCTCTCAGTCGCCCGCTGCGGGCCTTTCAGCCCTGCCCGGGACCGGTTCCATCAACTTCACCGGAAACTCGCCTACGGCGGGAGCTGGGGCGCAAGCCGGGGCAGCCACGGTGAGTCTCTCCGCCCGTGCTCCGTCCGCCGGTGTCTCCGCCCTGCCGGGAACCGCTGCGGTCACCGTCTCCGGGGATCAGCCGTCGGTGGGGATCGCGCCGGTGGCGGGCGCGGCGGCCGTCGCCTTCACCGGCCGTTCCGCCCTCGCCGGTCCGGGCGGAACCGCTGGCGTTGCCAGCATCTCCTTCTCCGTCCCGGCGCCCCGCGTCGGCCTCGGGGCGGCCCCCGGCGTGGCGGCCGTCTCCTTCTCGGCCGTCAACGCCTCCGTGGTCCTCCCGCAGAGCGGAGCACCCACGGTGATCTCGGGACGGCAGCCGCTCGGCCAGCTGTACGGCCGGGAGCCGATCAGTCCTGCCACCGGCCGGGAGACCGGGCCGATCTCCGGTCGAGGAACGATATCTTCAACATCAGGAACTGAGCCCGACTCCACGATCAGCGGGAGGGAGCCATGAGCAAAGTAACGATCAGTGAACCGTATGTCGTCGGAGAGAAACCCTCCCCGCTGGTGTATCAGTTCCTCGACTCGAACGGGACGGCGATCAACATCACCGGGTACACCGCGAAGTTCCAGTGGCAGGAGAGGGACGGTGCGGCCACAAGCGCCAGTGCCACGGTCTCGGACGGCCCGAACGGCAAGGCGCAGTACACGTTCACCGGGAACGAGTTCTCCACTGCCGGTCACTACCGCGCTCAGTTCTGGGTGGGCAACGGGACGAACCGGTACGCGTCCGTAGACATCGTCTTCACCGTCGTCCTGCCGGTCGGCACGGCGCCGAGCATCTGAGGGAGTGAATCATGGCCAACAGCAGCGTATCGGTCACCCCCGGCTCGGGCGTGAACATCGACTCACATCAAATCGGGTCCGGTGACCAGCAGCAGATCATCAGGACGGCCAAGGCCGACACGGTCAGTGCGGCGGCGAACACCACGTGGGCGGTCTCGACCACGGCGGCTCAGTCGCAGATCGCGGCCGACGAGAACCGGGTCGGGATGCTGATCTACAACGCGTCCACGGTCCGGGTGTATATCCGGTACGACAACACCGCGCCGACCACGTCCGGCTCAAACGCCCACTGGTATCTCGATGCCGGAGACCGGTACGAGGTCCCGGACACCTTCTGCCAGCTCGCTGTGTCGATCGTGGCTTCCGTCTCCGGAACCGGCACGGTGAACTTCGCACTCGGGACGGAGACCTGATCATGCCCCTCGCACCGTTCCAGCCGTTCGACATTCCCGACTACTGGTGTGTCTTCGGCCACTCGTACATGCAGTACGCCTTCGGCACCTTCTACCAGACCGGCCGAGCCGACGCCCTGTTCTTCGCGACCATGGACACCGAACCGTTCAACAAGCAGAACTGGGCGGTCAACGGATCCCGGGCGTGCATCGAGGGGTACTCCACCGGCGGGTTCGCCCGGTTCTACAAGGGATCGAAGAAGCCGCAGCGCGGCGGCCCGTACGTGTCCAACGGCGGCGCCATGATGATCTGCTGGGGGATCAACGATCTCGGCCTCGTCGGCAACACCACGCAGATCAAGACAGCCGTTCAGCACGCCTTCCGGGCGATCATCAGCCGGTGGCGCGCATCGGTGATCTACGAGAACGACTTCCAGGTGGGCACGAGGACGTCGTACGGCGCCGGGTTCGGGTCCGTCTCGGCCCCCGGCTACACATCGAACGACACGGCCCACTGGTGCACTGCTACCACGAACGCCAACTTCACCCTCACCCTCCCGTCCGACTACAACGGCGAGACGGTGGCCGTGACGCTGGTCGGTGCGGGCGGTGTCTCCGGCGGCATCGTCACCTGGGGCGGCACGACCGGCGTATCCGGCACCACCTCCACGTCGAACATCCTCCCGTCCTCCGCCGTGTCCCACTGCCCGGTGGTCAAGAGGTTCACCGGCCTCACGTCCGCGAACGCCGGACAGACGATCACCGGCACGGTGAACACCCTCGACTCCGGCGGCGCGGTCATGCTCGATTTCTGGGCGCTGGAATCGCAGAACCCGGCCCCCATCATCGTCTGCAACACGGCCCGCCTCACCGCCTCCGGCTACACCACCAACTACCCGTCCTGGTCCGGCACCGAAGCGTCTCGTGATCAGGACGTGGTCGACCTCAACGCCAACACCACGGCAGTGGTCGCGGAGTTCGATTCCATGGTCCAGATCGCCGACGTCGATTCTGTGATCAACAAGCAGGCATCGTTCCTGTTCTCCGACGGCCTGCACCCGAACGAATTCGGGTCGGCCGCGATCGTGGATGCGATCGCGGCGGCCCGGAAGAACCTGCGCCCCACGAACGCGTACAAGACCCGGAACTTCAACGTCCCGGCCCCGCGCGCGTCGGCCGTCCGGAAGCCTCGCCGGTCCGGTCTGTGGTACACCGCCGACAACGTCCCGCCCCCGGCCGCGACCACGGCCACGGTCGGTTCGGCCGGTGATCTCTGGGCGATCCCGGTGATCGTCACTGAGGCCACGGAGTTCTGGAACCGGCTCACAATCGAAATGTCGTCCACGGCGACCACCGGCGCCACGATCCGCTGGGGGATCTACGACAATGTGGCCTGGGACGCGTACCCGGGCGAGATCGTCTCGGAGCCGACGGCGGCCTCCGGCCCTCTGTCGACCGGCACGACGGCGGCCGTGGTGCAGTCCCCCACCGGCGGTAACGGATCTTTCCAGACCGTCATGGACCCGGGGCTCTACTGGCTGAGTCTTCTCGTGGTCACCGTCGGATCGACTCCCAGTTGGAGAACGATCCAAGGACCGAACGGGGTCATGCCGAACACGTCCAGTACGGGCGCTCTCGACCAGACCCTCGCCACGATCAAGAACGGATACAAGGCGACCGGTGTGGCCACGTCCGCCATGCCGACGAGCTGGCCGAGCGGCGGAACGGCGACCGCGAACGCGCCCTATATCGGGTTCCAGGTCAACATCAACGCGACGAACTGAGGGACGATCATGGCTACCACTGACTTCGGTCCTTGCGCCGACTGGCCCTGCCGGTGGATCTGTGACGTCTCGTCCGAGTCGCCGACGGCCACCGGCGCGGCCGTGACGGCTGCCACCTACGTCCTGTGGGCCCTCTCCGGTCGCCAGTACGGGACGTGCACGACCACTCTCCGGCCATGCCGCCGGGAGTGTTACGACGATGCCTGGTGGAACACGTACGCGGCCCCGTGGTCCACGTACACCGATTACGTCGGCTCCACCTACCCGTGGTTCGTTCTCGGGTGCGGCGGGTGCCGTGGCACCTGCTCCTGCTCGCAGATCTCCGAGGTGCTCCTCCCGTCCCCGGTCCAGTCGATCACCACGGTCAAGCTGGACGGGGTGGCAGCGCCGACCGGGTCCTACCGTCTCGACAACAACCGGCTGCTTGTCCGGACGGACGGCCAGGTCTGGCCCCGGTGCAACGATCTTTCCAAGGACGACACCCAGGCAGGGACGTGGTCGGTGACGGCGGTCTACGGCCAGCCGGTTCCGAAGATGGGTGAGGTCGCCATGGGCGAACTCGCCTGCGAGATCTTGAAGGCGATGAACGGCGAGGAGTGCCGCCTCCCTGCCGGAGTGACTCAGCTCACCCGGCAGGGGGTGTCGGTCTCCGTTCCCGATATCGGGTCGATCTTCTCGAACGGCCGGACCGGGTTGTATCTCGTCGACATGTTCCTGATCTCCGCCAACCCGAAAAAGATCATGCAGCGCGGCCGGATCTTCTCGCCGGATAGGACGATCCACCGGAGGGCCGGGACGTGAGCCAGATCAAGGGCGACGACAAGTGGTTCCAGGTCTGCAACATCATCCTGGGTGCGGCCAAGGCGGGGTTGGTCAAGCCGGTGAACCGGTACCTGATCACCACGGGGCAGATCGCCCATGACGACTGCTGTGACGGACAGCTCGCCGTCTCGTACACCCGGACCTCACCGACGGAGTCCTTCCCCACGGAACAGGTCACCAAGGTCGGCCTGGACTGTGACCCGGCGTACGAGATCGGGGAGATCACTGTGTCGATCACCCGGTGTGCTCCGCAGGCCCTCAACAGCCAGAACGCCCCCTCACCTGACGCCCTGACGGCGCATGCCCAACAGAACATGATCGACGCGAACCAAATCCGCCGGTCCGTGTCCGTGGCACTGTGCCAGGTGCACTCCGACATGACCTCGGGTCTGGACTACTTCGTCCGGTCACAGCTCATGATCGGCCCCGAGGGCGCATGCGACGGCTCCGAACTGTACCTGTACGTCGGTCTCGCGGCAGGATGATCACATGGCACAGGATTTCGTGGTCGTGGACCCCCGCAAGGGGATGTTGCTGGCTGAACGGTCGGCGGTCGCCCTGGTGGCGCAGACGACGGAACGGGTTGCCATGGCGGCGCGCGCCATGGCGCCGGGATCCATGAAAACCAAGATCCGCGCCGTGCCGAGCAAGGGCATCGGACTGGTGATCAGTGATCACCCGGCGACGATGTTCGTGATCTACAAGACCAAGCCGCACATCATCATGGCCAAGAGGGCGGGCGGCTACCTGAAGTTCCAGGTGAAGAACTCCAGTGACTTCACCTTCGTCGGTCCGTCTCCGCATCGGTTCGTCCGGCACCCGGGCAACCAGCATCCGAACAACTTCCTGCTCAAGGCCCTGGAAGCGTCCAAGTTCTGACGATCATGCAGGTCTGCATCTCTGGTGAGTTATGCAGTGGCATGGCTTACGGTGTATAGCACGATCCAAATGATCAAGCGCTGACCAGGTAAAACTCTTTTGATCTTACCCCTGGTCCACTCATACCTTGGACCCTAAACGATCTCGTTAGCGGGGCAGCCAGAGGTTTTCTCACCCTACGTGTTGGTAACTTTTCTTATTACCACGCTGGGCAACCGGATACCCATGCAGGACGGCGCATACAGGGTTCCGGAAAGATCTTGAGCCTCGACGCGCTACGTTGATCAAATGAAGGATTTCACGAGGCAGCCCCGCGTAGTCGAGTTCATGATCAACGATGATCATTTCCGTGGAAAGCCGTTCCTGGCGGCTCAGACGATGATCGACTTCACCCTGAAGGTCGACAAGCTCGGGGAAGACATCACCGCGCAGCAAGGGTTCGATCTCATGTCCGAGTCCCTCGCACTGGTCCTCATGCCGGACAGCATGAAGCGGTTCAAGGACCGGATGATCGACCCCTCCAACCCGGACGCGGCATCCCTGACCGGCCAGCCGCCGATCGAGCTTCCACAGGTGAACGAGATCATCGAGTGGATCATGGAGGAGTACGGGATGCGCCCCCCAGCGTCTCCGCCGACCTCATCGGATGGGCCCTCACCCCAGGGCGGTGGAGCGAACTCAACGGAGAGGCCGCAGGACGTGGTGTCGATCTCCTCGGGCTCCCAGCAGACCAGTTTCTAGACTTCGTCTACTTTTCGATGATCGCTCGACTGGCGCCGGACGAGAACTACGACACGACGGCCGCGCGGAAAGAGCTTGATCAACAACTGAGCGTTCTCCGGTGGAAGGTCCCGGGCGGCAGCCGGTTCGAGGACGTGGAGATCGAGGAAGGCGCACCGTCCTGGTGGGCGGGCGACGAAGAGGCTAGTCAGTCTTCCCTCG